AAAAAAAAACGTTAAACAACCTTAAAGTAAACGTTTTCGTTCGAAAAGGTTTGCTTCAGAGCCGAAGCACATTATTTATATATACGCGCGAGGGGAGCGGGAAACAAAATGCAGCGATCCTCACGGACGGCTGCACCACTAACCGAAAAGTTAAAGAAAAAGTCTGAAAGATATAATAACTTAAAAACTGAAAATACGCGGCCTCCGCCGAAGCCTCTTTCAAAACACAAGACTTACTATAAACCAATTAAAACAAAAACTTATGAAGAAATCAATCGCTCCGTCACGGAGGGAACAGCCTGTAGGTGATGCCCACGCCCACGTAGGGCTCGAATCCCCGGTACCGGAGGCCGTAGCCGTAGCCAGCCTGCAGGCCGACGCTCCAGCGGGACTGACGCTGGCGCAGGGTGACGGTCTCGCGTACAAGGTCGACGATGCGCTGCCGACGGACAGCGATGGAGTCGAGGCGGGGGTAGTCCTGATGGCGGATGCCGCTGACCCAGGCCGTATAGGTGGAGTCGTCGGAGTACTCGCGCTGCACTATGTCCAGGGAGTCGGCTGCCGCCGGGGTCGGCAGGAGGCTGTCGCCGCCTGTGCGCTCCGTCAGCATTTCGAGCAGGGGAATGCGACGGACCACCGTATCGCGGCGCACCTCGGGAAGGGTGTCGTGGATCTCGATGACCGTCGTGTCGTGCACGGTGTCGACGCGCACGCTCAGGGTGTCGGACTCTGTTCCGCCACGGCCCGCGCATCCGTCGTAGCCGAGGCCGAACAGCGCGGCCAGCAGCAGCGCGAGGCCGAAGACGGCCAGCATGCGCCAGCAGAGCAGGGTCATCAGGCGCAGCGTCTCACGGAGTTCATCGTTCCTGTTCATACGCCCAGTTCCTTCTTGAATTTACGCATATAGTATTGGCGGGAGGCCAAGTTGTTAGTACCGCCGTTGACCTTGCGCGTGATGCGACGGCAAATCTCGTTGGAGTTGTGGCCATTATCGAGGTCGGCCAGTTCGGTCAGGTGCGACCGCCAGAAGAACCACATCGCGCTCTTGTAGGCTCCGGGCGACTGGGCCAGCCATTCAGGATGACTCATCAGGTCGCCCACGCAGAAGCCGCTCCTGGCATAGGCCTGATAGTTGGCACGGCCCGTGATCTGAATGATTCCACGTCCCTTGAAGCGCATTCCGTCGCCCTTCTGGACGTTTCCCAGATCCTTACGCCACTCGTAAGCCTTGCCGCTGGCTATCTCTTCGAGGTATTGCAGACAGCCAGACTCCAGCCAGCACTGAGCGAGGAAATGGGCGATGCGCAGCGGCGTGTCGATGCCGAACTGCGGAGCCCACTCGTTGAACACACCGACAAACTCTTCCGCCCGTGTGCGATTGGTCTGAGGCACGGCCCTCAGTAGTTGTGCTATAGTCAGTCTCATACGCTAATCCTCCATATTCGTTTCTTCGTCATACACTTCGGCAGGATGGTGACGATGGTGATGGTGTCCGCCGTCGCGCCCGAGGTCTTCCACGGCCTCGCCTATCTCGCTGCTCTTGATGCGGATCATTCTGCCAACGAATCGCACGAAGGCCTTCCAGGCATCCACCATCTTCAGTTCGATCCCGAACTTCACATAGGCCACATGCCCGATGATACTCGCCACCTCACAGCCACCGCCTATCAGCAGCCCGATGGCGGCTGTCCATACGTGCGAACATATCTCCATCGGCTCGAAGATAGCAAGTCCAAGCAGCGCGCCAACCACAAGATAAGTGAGGTAGTCAACAATCTTGTTGCACGTCCGGCGGACGGCTCTTGACTTGTGCCACCTGAACTGTTCCTGCAGCGTGGCATTGCCTATCTTCTTGGCCTCGTAGAACCTTTTCATCGTTTCGCTGTGCCCCCACCACATATCAGCAAGTATCAGCACGAAGGAGAGGATGACCATCCAGCGGAGATCATAAACGACCGAAATCAACTCTGCTCCTATGCTCCCCCATACTATCGTTTTAGTTCCTACACTTGTGTCCATAATTTTTTTTGTTATACACTCTCGGCAAACTCGTTGTAAGCCCTGAACTCCGTGAAGTCGGGCAGGTCGTAGCGACCTGTCTCTTTCAGCACCTTGGCCAGCGTCTTTCGCAGGATTTTAATCTCGTCACCGAATGGATGAGCACCCTCGATGACATCGTTCTTCACCTTACGAGGATTGCGTGAATCGCTTACCTCATAGACATCATACACATACACCTTGCGCTCAGTGCCGTCCTCTTGCGGCTCAAACTCTGTGCGCTCATTGCAATAGACAAGCCCGGTGTTGTCGCCTGTCAGCCGTTCCAAGCCTTGCTTGTGCGGCTCATAGAATCTTTCTTCTCTCATAATCTAATTGATATTAAATTGTTCACGAATCATTGCTTCTTCTTCCGCATCCGTATATACAGTGCCTTCGTAGTAATAGCCGCTGTAATCGTGCACTATCTTCATGTTGCGCATCGGGACGGTGTTCTCGCGAAGATACTTGCACATCTGCCTTGATGACGTAGTATAGACTATCAGTCCAAGGCTGTCGGCTATCGCCTGAACGTGCATATAGTTGCCACTTCCATCCTTCCACGATTTCTTCTCTTCGACCGCAACGATGGTATGAGGTATGCCCTCTAACATCTCTACTTTCTTTTTAGCCCCTGCAAAAGGGCGTCTGATTTTTTCTGCCATGTGTCTGTTATCTAATCCTTCAATCAGTTTGCGCAGGTGTTTGGTGTCGGCCACCTGCATTATGCCTTTGTATGACCCCATCGACCTCGAACTGTGACGGGATTTTATGTATCTTTTCTTCGTCCGATTGTTCACCTTCACAAATTCCCTGCTGAAAACATAGCCACAGAACGTGATTTTTCTCTCAGTGTCAACTTTCCGTATATACATCGGCTTGTAGTGCAGTCGCATCTGCCTTGCCCATATCCGCATGTCGCGGCGCAGGTTCTCCAGTGTCTTCTTGTCCTTGCTGAAGGCTATGAAGTCGTCGGCAAAGTTCACCAGTTCTATCCGCTTCCCGTACTTCTCCTTTGCCTTGCGGATAATCACCGACATATTGAGATTGGCAATAAGATGAGAGAAAGGGTCGCCGATGGCCAGCCGCTTCTGGTTGAACAGATGCTGGCGTACTACTGCCAGCGTGCGCTTGTCCTTTATATGCCGTTCTATCAACTCCATACTGATGACGTTATCCACATTGTCGTAAAACTTGGATATGTCACCTTGTAAGTAGTGTGTCAGGCTCCTGTTGTTCATCAGAGCACGCATCCGTGCCACTACCTGATGCCGCTTGTCACTTGCGAGCACTCCGCACCCAGGCAGTCCACCCATCATATCGTCGGTCATCTGTCTAAGGATAAGCGGCTCGATGGCATCCTTGATGTCGTTCTGAACACATCTGTCTTCGTATGGAAGTACACTGATGTCACGCTTCTTCTTCTTGTCACGCAGACGGAAGTGGCGGTATCTTCCGATGGTGTATGAGCCGGTGGCGAGTTCCGTCTGCTTGCGCTGACAGAAGCCGTCCACATCGGCCATGACATCCACCACCTCACGCTTGGAGCGTTGGCGTGAACTCTTGGCTGCGTAACTGTCATAGACGGCAGCGTGGAAACCTGTCATTACATTGTACCATGTTGATGTACTCATACTTCTATCTATTTCTAAATGACCTGTTGTGCGCCGAACGGGGTTTTCGAACGCCCCGAAGCCTACCCTTACCTTTGCTAATAATGCACGGTCGGCTGGTGGTCTTAGCACCTTTTCCTGACTTCTTTCGCTCTCACATCAGCGAGGTTCTGTACCTGCCTCTTCATACTCAGGTCGTAAGTAATCGAGGGCTTATTCTGTTTTTGCACAATATTTGCCGAAAGCGTAGTTCGTATTCGAGTTCGAAGGCGCATTGTTCGCGTTAACGTACAACGCAGACAGGGACGTGTTGTTAGCGTTGTTGCCACGACGAAAGCCACGCACAGACGGTACAGTACAGCCACCTTATTTCAACCGCACTGGCAGCGGGTACTCCGATTCCCATGCACTGATGGCTGCCAGCTTGGATTTCTTGTCGAGAGTCAGCACCTCTCTCGGAAGTAGGCCGCTAAAGCGGCAGGTTACGACGCAGCTTTTCAAGCTGCTATTTTACGGCTTCATTCAACGATTTGACAACAGGTGCCGAAAGCGTAGTTCGCAGACGAGTACGAAGGCGCAGCGCCCGCGCCAACGCACAACGCAGACAGGGACGCGCTGGCAGCGCCGGCGCCACGACGAAAGCCACGCACAGACTTCTTGCCGGCCGGAGCATTGCCGCCTGTAAAATAGTTGTAGGCTCCTACGTATGTATGCAGTCCTCCACCTGCCTTATTGGCGTCTGTGTCTGGCAACATCAGCGCATCATTGGTGTAGTTCTTGCGATAGCCTTCACCTTTGGTGTATGTACCAACATGCTTGTAATGTTGCTCAAAATCGAATTGCTCAGTAATGTCCTTATCGCCACTCTCTGACTTTATGAGTTGAGACTGGTCACGCTCCATGTATGCTTCATACACACCATTCTCATCCTCGGTAAAGATTAACCCGGAAGTCCACCAGGATGGTGACACCTGTGTTGTCATACCGTGGAACAATGCCGTACTGACAAGCAGTTCAACCCTGTTACCTGCTATTGACGTAGCTAAGTCTGTCGGGTCAACGGCTGCTGAACCTGCTTGTGTGGCCATCAACTTCCATACCACACACGTCATTTCGCCTTGTGCAGGCGTATTGAATCCCTGAACAGAGCGATACTTGTACTTGTTTCCTTCAAATACAAACCACTCCAGTTCATGTATGTCGTTCTGCACGGCATAGGACACTGCTCGATGTGCCTCCATGATGTGCCACGGACTTCTCCATGAGTTGATGACGTTAGCGGCATAGCGTGTACCACTTGTTTCTCCGAACAGGAATCGAACGTTGCCACTGAGTGGATAATTCTTCCATGCACCGTCCTTATCCATCACGCGCAGTCCGTTCTTCGCGCCGCTGCCGCTCTGCTCCCAGTCGCCTGCGGCAGTGGCTGCGTCGTTGGAAGAGAATCCGCTACCCATAAGGTTCGCGTTGTGCGCATCGAACGTGCCACCTTCTGCCAGCATAAGCACATGCATATTCTCCACTCCAGCTGCTGTGTGGTTGTAGAATGGCACTGTCTTGGCAGTATCGGGATTCATGTTCATCGCCCGCTGCTCGCCGTCTGGCAGGCTGATGTCGGTAGAGTGCAAGCCGCCTGCACCACCCAGCAGCGTTGCCTCCGCATCGTAGGTCTCCACGATGTCGCCCGTCTCCGGGTCGGTGCTGAAGACATACTTACCCGTCACGCCAACAGGAGCCGTATATGAGCCGTTCCACTCAGGGTTATAGACAGAGTGCATACGCACCACACCATCCGTATCTGTATGGCTCACACAATAGTCGGGACTCCAGCCGTTCTTTGCCACTTCTTCCGCGTCGATACCCTGCCAAGTAAAAGGTACGCGGCTTACAAGGTACACATCATACTCCGTACCCTCAATGGTGTGCTTGCCCTTGATACGGAAGTAAGGCTCTATGTTGCACATCATCACATCACCCTCTGTTCCGTCGATAGCATGGAAATTGCCATCCAAATCTTCCCACATGGCTACACCATCTATAGTCTGAGCACCAAACTTCTTTAGTACGTACTTAATCTTACCCACCTGAGCATCTGTACCACTGAGCTTAGTGCCTACCAAGCAAGGATATAAGAGATGGAAAACAGACTCACGTCCGAAACCTCCCTGCTCGTGATACTTGTACGACTTGTAAGAGAGAGCCGGACTTGACGATCCATCCACTCGCACATAACCCTCGGCGATGGTCTCGATGTCGGCCACGATGGCCTGAAGTTGAGCGATGGCTGCGGCATTATCGCTAACGCCCTGAGCATTCTGCTGCTCGGCAGCTTCTGCGCGGGTCTTCTCGGCAGCCACGGCGTTATTGATAGCAGTATTCATCTGCTGTGTAGTGCTGTATGGCGTGAGGGCTGCTGGTTGCAGTGCCGTCGCGCCTTTTCCTGCACCGCTGCGGATGGCGGCGAGATCGTCGATGGTGTCCTGCTTGCCGTTGAGGAGGGCGAAGAGGTGCGCCTTGGTGGGCAGGGCGTTCAGTTTCTCCGTCAGTCCGCTGGTGATGGCCGAATTGATGGCTGCCCACTGTGCGGCGGTGAAACTGGAGTTGTTCAGCGTGTATTCGAGTGCCCACTGATGGGATGCGTCGCTGTACTTATAGCGGTGATATATCACGTTGCCTAATGCATCGAGCGTCTTGACAAAGGCATAGTCGTTATTGTCGTGCTGTCCCGTATATGCTTGCAGTTCTGCCAGCGAGGTGAACGGCTGTCCGTTGTTGCTGATATAGCTGGCCGTGTTGGTGGCGACGGTGGAGTTGACGAAATCCTTGTCGGCGAGTTTGTTCTGACTGGATGCCTGGGTGGGTATCTTGTCGTTAATGCTGTCGATACCGCCCTGCAAGGTCTGCTCCGCACCTTCGGCACGGGTCTGCTCATCGGCGATGGCCTGCGTGTTGGCGGCTATCTCCCCCCTCACATTAGGAGAGAGGTCTTCCATTTCGACACTATCATTTTTAATCTCTTCCGTGCCTACGGAGTCGGGGCCACTTCCGGCAAACTCATATTCTTTGCCGAAGACATCAAATGTGATTTTCTTTACTTCCTCTGCCATAATCTTTTTACTTTTTAAGTTTAATACAGTTCATCTATAATTGCTTCATACTACGCTGAAATTATATTCCCATTTGCCCTATTGTAACAGTTCACGAAATGAACCTTATTATTGTTAGTGATGCTTATAGATGGGGGTGTGTCCTGATGTAGATTGTTTGCAAACAATATCACGCCACCATTCTTTATAATTATATCACAGTTGCTTTGGCCAAAGTTCGTAGAAACGACCTCAATGCCAGCAGAATCCTCAATCTGTATCTTTGAGAAGAATATCTGGCACCCGTCGAACACAAAGCCATTGTTACAATTAAGAACCTTGATGCCAACGCCAGTATTACTTGCCGTATGGTTGAATACACAACCTATGACAGAACCGTGCGAGTTGTTCGGTGACTGCCCCTGTGAGTTATCAATAAGAAAAGCCACACCATTACAACCAGAGAAGTCGCAATTCACAAACATATTGTTACCACCATTATTTACACAACCATAGTAGCATCCGTAACACCGTACATTCGTAAACTTATGAAACTCAGACCAGTATGATATGTTAATGCCCGCGCCACCGACATATATCCTAACAGTAGTCTTCGATGTAAGTGTTAGTACACCCTCAGAATACCCTCCTTTACCGCCTGCTTGTGCAGTAATTCCATATGATGAAGCAGCAGCATTACTACCGCCCTGCGCTCCCCAACACTGAAGTTTATACCGACCAGCGGGGAGTTCAACGCTCTGGAAACCGCCAGTGTAAGCATAGTTACGGACATCACCAACAGGAAAGGGACAAGCAGCCTGACTAACAGTGAGATTCCTTGTTACTACAGGACTGCCTTTGGTAGTTTCAATAGTGATGACTTGGCTTCTTGCCGCACCATCATTTTCGTCAGACTCCACCGTAACAGGCCCGTCACCCTGACCTTGATAAGTCAGAGTGATATTACCGCTACCTGTATTCCATGCTATGTTTTTTGTTGCCATAACTTTATTATAATTGCGTTAATATTGGTTCGTTCGTGACACAGCCATACTCACCAGAGAAAGAAACTTTCAGATACGTCCCATTATGTACCACAGAATATCCTTGCTTGCCGATATAGTACTGAGGGTCAAATTCAATACTGCCATTTCTTATATCTTCGTCTGATAGTGGTATTATACATACTGGGCCTCCATCGGCTTTGCAAAGTCTTACATAAAGAGGATGCCCGTTTGATGAGCTAAAATCCACTTTCATTCTGTTACTTGCGTAAGAAACGGAAACATCTGTTTCTATTATTTGGAAATATGTATAATCTGAATAGGTGTCTCCGTATTTCATCCTTGCCTTATATTTCCCTTTTTCAAGGTTAAGATTTGTCAGTTCATACCGATGGCTTGAATTGTCGATGCTATACGTTCCAAACAAAGAACCGTCCTTGTATAATTCAATATACTGCCAATTACCGACAGACGTCAAGTTGTAATTCAAGAATATTATTTGACCTTCTCTAAAGGCTGCATAGTCCCCAGCAAATGTGCATATATCGTTGTTATAAACATAATTCCCTTGCAAGCCTTCTCCTTGCGTTGCAACGAATGGACTTCTTTCATAAAACATATACTTGTTACGTTCTCTCAATCTGTATATCTTTCCACCAGAAGTATTCAGTCTGTTATTTGCTTCCTGTGTAGTATAGTTGTTTAGTCTTGGGAAATCAGCAGTTGATTCAGCCCACTTTATACTTGTTGCGTAACCGTTAGCATTTTTTTCTACATCGACAACAACATTCCCGTGACCAGGCTCCCAGATTAAGTCACCAATTTCGGCATACATAAAATCTTGTTCGCCGATTTCTACAAATTCACCTATACGCCTAAGATAATCCCAGTTTCCTGTATCAAAAGGAATTGGATAACAAGTAGAGTACAATGCAAATATATTGCACACGATTCCCATATAACCACCGATGGTTGCTCTACTCCCGTGATAGGTAAAACCATAACCACTTATATTCCGTTTCAGGTCTTCCGTATAAATAAGACTATATGGGTTATTTACTGCCGTCATAAACGTTTTTATTGAAACGTCCCAACCAACGAATTTATCCACCTCCATGCACGAAGTATAAGGTACGCCAACGTGTTCTCCCGCTGAAATACCATCTGTGCTTTCTGTATCTGCAATAGTACCCTTTGCGTTCCATCTTATATTCAGAAGCTGTTGCGCCCTTTTCAATACTGTATTATCCGTATAAGAAGAATTTGACTTGCAAATCGATTGGATGTAGTTCGGATATAATAGTCCGCCAACAAATGCTCCACTATAATACAGCCATATATAATCATTCTGTCCGATATTTGTATAAGAGTTTACGATTCTCGCAGAATTAGTTTGAGTGTTATATACAAGATAACCATTACTTTCAAAAACGAACTCTTGCTTTGTAACTACACCCCCAACAAGTATCTCGTGTAATACAAGTTGTCCACCAATAGCACCTCTACAAAAACTAAGCGTCACGGAATTATTGGTAAACACGGCATCGCCTGCCATGTAGCTGTCAAATATATGCCCGAACTTATATGAGTTCGTATTAACAATATGGCTGTAATATTTGTTCGACGCATTTCCTCCAAAGAACTCTTTTCCTGAGAAGAAATCCAACACATAGTCATTGTAGGCAATGCCAGACGAGCTTGTTTCTATTCTCACATTCTGTGTCGAGAAATTATACACAATGAATCCGTTGTTACCCTGTATTGTACTAAGAGAAAGCGTGCTGCCGCTGTTCTTTGGCGTTACCAGCATCCCTTCGTTGTTCTTGAAAAGCACGAACTTACCTACGTGATACCCGTCTGAATCGACATAACACGGCAGCGGCTCGACAACAGAATAGTCGGGATATACTGGAAAGTCCTTTATGTTGATATATCTATTTACATTAACTGGATAAACCGCACCTGTAGGCTGGATTATATGGAAAATTGCCTTTGTCGTTCTTAGCGGTGCTTTAATAAAGCCAGTAAACGAGGTGTTGTATGACTTTGAAACATCAATGACCTTGCTGTTTGAATCAACAAAGCAATATAGCCTTGCACCACCGCCGCCTGTACAGTTTGATATGAAGAACAAATCGTCTTCTGTGCAATTCACAAGACAATACCTTGTGCTTGCGCTTGCTGACTGTGGTGTTAGATTTACAGTATCTCCAGTTGTCAGGTCTGTCTTTATGTATTTTGCCGATGTAAAAGTAAGCGGTGTTCCCAATCTGCAAAACGCAGACCTTAAAAAGTCTGGCAATACAAGCGATTGCTCGGAAATCTGCATTGACTCAAAAACGCCTCCACTCTTTACTGTGTTGTCGCTTCCGTCTGTAGGGTGTTCATCTATTGAATTGCTATATGTGGCCATTAAGACAAATGTTGTTCCGTTCCACATGTAGTCCGAGTAGCTTGTTGTTCCTGGGACGCGATATATCTTGTTTTTGACTCCAGTTGACGGGAGTGTTCCAATTACTATGTCGCTTCCCGAAATAGCCTGCTGATACATGTCTTTCAGGTTTTCTATCTCAGAAGCGTTTGCAGACACGTTTGTTTCCACTGCGTCAATTGCTGCGTCTACCTCGTTTTTAGTGTATGTATCGGACTTGTCGGCCTTACCGCTAATATCCTGATGTGATTGCAAGGCAGTGTCCGCCTTGTCCAGCGATGCCTGAACGTCGCTGGCGAGGTCACTCTTCGGGATGCCGCCTTGCGGAGGGGTGTAACCGCCCTGACCTATCTGCTGGTTGAGTTCGCTCTGATACTTGCCAAGAGTCTCGTCGTAGATGTCGTCGGCCACCGCTACCACATGGTCGGGCGCAACTGACTCCAGCGCATTGCCGATTTTTCCTTTCTTGATGTTTGAATCTGCCATATCTCGTTTCCTTTCTTTTTATTCTGCCTTTACCGAAAGAGCCGTACCGCTGTTGTAACTGTTACCGCTCTTATACACCTTGTATGTCACGCCGCCGATGGTCGTGCTTGTCTCGGCATCCATCGCAAACGGCGCACCGCCCATAGAGAACTGCGTCAGTCCACTGATGTCGCTTGGCACGAGGATGAACAGGTACTGTCCGTTGGCCGTGGTGGTCTTGCTGTAAGTCCTTGCAGCCGTTGTGGTAGCACCTATCTTGTTTGCGTCGGTGGCGATGGCTGATGCCGACGTGCCGCATCCGCAGTATATCGGATAGCGTGCGCTCACGGTTACGCTGCCGTCGAGTTTGATTCCGTTGTATGTCGCCTCTCCCGTGTATGTCTTCGTGTTGGAGGTGATATTGATGCTGACCGCCTTCTGTATGCTGCCGCTGTCAGATGCCGAAGCGACCTCGGTGCTTCCGTCCATAATCTTGATGGTCTGCGGAGTCACCTTGCTGACGGATGCAGACACCGTGACCTGCTGTGCTGTCCCCTTGTAGATGACCGACGGACTGACTGACATGGAGAGCGCAGCACCCGACGATATGGCCTCTATCTTCTGGTTGAGCGCCTTTCCCATCTCTGCCGACAGAGCCTTGTTCGCGCCGCCCGTCGTGAGGTCGTTGACAATCACCACGGTCACGCCGCCAGCCATCACCTCGGTAGGCACTTTCACGTACCGCTTTACACCGTTTTCCTCACGGACAACGGGGACAAGGTCGCCCTCCACGACGGTATCTACTTCTTCGAGGTCTTCGATGGCACTGCCTTGTTCCGCCAGCGTCTCCATCACCACCTCTTTTATCTCTTCCTTCTGCTGATTGCTGAATTCTGCCATATCTGTCCCTGTTTTTTTTATTATGCTATTTCAATAATTATCCAATACGTCCCATTAGAATAAAGCGTGACTTTTTGCCCGCAATTGATAGTGTAACTTTTTGTATGCGTACCAGTCGTGCCATCAGCGTACATACCGCGCACAAAACAATACGAGCGTTCGCCCACTTCCACCAGTTTAGCCCTGTTGCTGCTCCCGTTACCCGCAGACATAGTGTGATAGACGGTTATCAGTTTCTTGGGGAAGTCCGTGGCCCTTGGCAGCACGACCTCTGCATTGTTTGCCCAGACCGAAGAACCTCTGTCCGCGAGAAGGATGATTTCTGCATCGTAGGTACAAGGACGACTGTTGATATATTGTGCCCGTTCTTGAGTGTATTCATCGAACGGGAGAATGTTTGCGCTTCCGTCATACTCGTCAGTTCCGCCAACTTCAAACCATCCGTTTTTTTTCTGTGTCTGGTCATACCTATATTCGTAATAATACCCCAATTCTGGGTCAAGAAAACTATTATGCGCCCCATACCATCCGCCACTACAACTACCGTCATCGCCGCAGATACACATATTCCTATACAGACTTCTTGCGTCCACGTCGCCAAGAATGGAGAGGTCGCCTTTTTCGTTCACTCCAAGTGTCTGGTCGCCACGATTGTTCTTTAGTGTAAAATCGTCGGCTTGCATTGCAATTTTGCCTTCGGTGATGTCGATTCCCGTAGCCGACAAGCCATTCCGCACGTTCTCCACCGTAAGATTTATCTGGTCTGCAGTCTGCTTTATCTGCGACCGGAATTCCTCGCTTCCGCATGGAGTCCACTCGGTAGGCTCGCTGCCAACCTCCAGCATCGGGCGATAGAACTCTGTTATATTGTAGACATTCAAGATGGCGTAGCCGCTTTTTTGTGGTGTAAAGGTGACATACTTGCGCGTTTCGGATTCATATCTATCAGATGCATCCGTTTTTATCTCGCTTTTTTCGATAACTGTACCTCCAGATGCCGAATATCTTGATGGCTTGGTGTCGAATATCCTCGCGCCAAAATTAGGATTCTGCGAATGGCAGTAGAATGAGAAAGTGTAAGTCACACCTTCCCGCAGATACACGGCTGGCGATTCGCAGTCGCCATCATCGCCGCCATATATATCCTGAGTGGACTCGGTGACAGCAGCATAAGTGTCTGTGTCATAATACCTCCAGTCGTGGTAGTCTATCAGGTTTCTGGTCTGATATTCAAACCGCCTGATAGTGGAAGAGTTCTCGATGGACGAATTGACGATTTTGTTGACGTTCTCCGTGGTCACGATGTTTTCGCCACCTTCTCCAATGATCTCCTCGATGCTGCTAATCTTGTTGTTGATACCTTGCGCAGAGTTCTCGAATTCCGCCTGAAACGTTTTCTTGGTGACAACTTGCCGACTATTAAGTTCGTACTGCACGCGACCAGCAACCGTCGTTTCCACATCGCCACGTATCACAGTCTCACGATTGCCAAGCCGATTCAGGAACCAGGCCACGGACAGATTGTAATCCTTGCTGTCAACAGTTGCCACGAAGGTAATCACGCCGTGGTCGTAGGCATAAGTATATGCCCCGCTTTCAGTGTCTTGTGTATATGCGACGCCTGTCAACTTCACGGTATGGCTAATGATGTCTGTGCAGTTTGTCATCGTGGCAGGTCTGCCAGAAGACGGGTAACCCCATGCAACGGCATTCGACAGCGCATAGTTGGCCAACGTATCGCCCCTGTATATCTCTACCACCGCTTCCGCATTGGCTGAACCGAAATTCGCTTCGCCCGTCGTGTCTTGGTTGACGATGATAGCCTGTGGCTTGATGACGATTGTAAGTCCGTCCTTGATGGCCTGCATCTTGTCTTCAACGATTCTCTCCAGCGTTTCTTCATCCACCTGTGCTGGGTCGCCGTCTTCGCCTTTTTCCCCATAGATACGGCTCTTCACCCAGTCGCCTTCATACGCACCGTTCTTAATTTTACGCTCGGCACGCCAGATGAACTTGTTTCCTGGGTTGGCGAACACGCTTGCGTGAAGTTCTGGGTCGTACCATCTTGGAGTTTCCTGACTATGGTCTGAGTGAGGCGGCTTTGTCGGATCCGGACCGTTTGGTGGCGTTTCGCTGTCAATCAGACAGAACTCCACGTCGTAGTCAGCGGTGTCCATCACCTTCTGTACGGGCGACCACCCGCTGCTCGTTCCGTCGCCGTAGAATACACAGGTGCTCGACCAGAGGATGCTTTCGCCATCAGGGATTCCGTCGCTCCACCCGATGGTCTCGCCGCCGACTGTCATATCGTCGGGAATGGCATTGTTGTACGTGCCGCCCGTCGGCACTTCACCCTCTATATCCTGATTCGTCCGGCAGAAAGCCGTCGACTTGAACGAGCCCTTCATTCCCTGACCGCCAGCAGAGGTTTCTTTCTGCCACTCGTCAGACGAGTCAGATGGTTCAACGGTAGTATATCTACGGACATAGAAAACGTCGGTGCTGCCATACTTTCCTTTACGGGTGTATCTATCCATACCAGACTTCGCTACGCCGTCACGTTCAAACGTGTACGTGAAAGTATCATTGCCGTATGTGATGTCCGTCACCTTGCTATCGTCTATCACGTTCCCGCTTGCATCCTCCCATCGGTAGCCGTCGGAGATGCGGCAGAGCCACGTACTCCCGCTGTGGCTGACCTCTTCATAATAGTGATACCTCCTGCTGTCCGACCACGGGCCGAGATACACCTTCGGCGGCACGACCTCCCCGTAGTCCGTGATATACTCTATCGAGCCGGCGCGCAGTTGTATCTTCTTCGGACTCACCTGCATATACTTGCGCCCGCTCATTGAGAATGTGTTGATGCCGCGATATATCTTGATGGCTGGAGCGTCATTGCCTATCACCTCCAGCACGATCACGTTCATGCGCTCTTCCTCAGTACGGTTTCCCACGCAGACTATCGAGTCTCCCGTGGCAGGAATGTCGGAGTTGACTATCTGCCCGTCGCCGACAGTACCGTTCGACAGATCTACGTAGTCATACCACTTCCCGTCCTCCAGTTTCTTGCTGCCAGTGCCTATCACCAACCGCCAATAGAATCTATTGCCGTCCATTGTCGACGGGATATAACTCTCGTCATAGTTCGGGTTGGGCATGTCGCTACTGTTGGTCTCGTGCTTCTCCGATGCACGGTTGAATGTCTGGCAGCGTGCCTGGTCGTTTTCGTGCCACCAGTTTCGCGTCTGTGTCGTGCCGTCATCTGCTATCAGATAGCAGCGGAAGAAAGCGACCTCGCTCATATCCACCTCTCCCTGCACGTAGATTATCTTCTTGCGGGAAAGGATTCCGAGTTTCGATACAAGTTTCAGCAACAGACTGTTCCCTCCCCACGTAAGCGGCACTTTCACTTCCATTTCTGTCATGCCGAGTCGGTTGCCGTCCTTGTCGTAGTATTCCACCCTGTATATCTTGCTGCCAGCAGGCGAATAGAACACGTTGCCACCGCTATAAGTCTCCTTGCGGATTTCCAGTTCCATGAAGGTAGCCTTCATCCTCACGAGCAGTTCGTCTATCTCCATGTAGGAGTGCCCGTTATGATTGTTGGTTATCAGGAATCCCTCTTCGAAGATGCCACTGCCGCTATAGTTTGTCGAACTGATATTGTTGATTCTTGCCCTCAGAGCCTTCAGAAGTCCGTCAACGTCCACGTCCCCCGCCGCCTTGATATTATTCAGGCTCGCATTGCCAAGCGCGTCGATGAACCAATTCTTCACACCGAACCACGCACCCTTCAGGAATCCGATAAGGCCGTGGGCCTCGTCATCGTTCTTCTTGGAGAGGAAGTCTTCCTTGAAGATATCGACGTCCAGCGAGTCGATCCACATCTTGATCTTGTCGAAGTTGCGCTTCAGTTTCAGGCGCGACGACAGTCCGGTGTCGCCTCCTGTGGTTCCCCATGGGAGGATGTCCTCGAACGTGATGCCCCGCTTCTGCGGGGTCACCTCTTCGGTCTGCTGCTGTATGTCGGTCGTCTCGTCTGCCATTAGTCGATGCTCGTTAGGGGTTGGTGGTTCAGGCTCATCAGCAGGGGCTGCCAGAAGTGCTTGGCCTCGCCGGTGTCCTGGTCGCGGTAGGTCAGCATGAAGTTCTGCACGTCCTCATCGTCGCTCTTGGGGTTCTTGATGAGCAGGGCGTGCTCCACCTCCACCTCGCCGTGACTCTCGCCCCTGGAGCGGGAGTAACTCATATAACTGAAGGCGAAGGTCTTCTTCTGCTGTGTCAGCGTCCGCATCTGATGGATAGCCTCGTAAACTGTCATAGTGCAAAGTTACCTATAAACAAACGAAGGGAAAAGGACACACTCAGCGCCGTGCGTTGCGCTCCAGCCGCTCCTCGTGGGCTATTTCCTCGCGCAGCGACCTGACGGTCATCGAGCGGCTGGTGTTCTGCTCGATGCGGCGCAGCAGTGTCTCCACCTCGCCGAGCGTCTGGGTGTCGCCGGTCTGACTGTCGCCGCCGCCGTCCGGCGATCCGCCTTTGGTGAATCCGCCCCGATATCGCCCGCTGCCGTAGGCTTCCTCCAGCATGCGGGTCGAGTTGAGCATCTGGATGTCGCCGGCCTTCTGGTGGCGGTCGATCACGTCCAGTACCGGGCGCACCTCGGGATTGGCCACGGCCTTGTGGTTGGCCACGAACTCCGACTGGTGGACGGGTATCACGCCCGCCTGCTTCTTCGGATCGCCCTTCCTGGTGTAGCCTTCCTGGTACTCATCATTGTAGCCGCCCTCGTAGAGACCCGCCGCCTGATCAGCGGCAGCCTTGGCCGATGCCAGTTGCATGGCACCGCTGGCGGCAGCCATTGCCACGAAGGGGATGGCCCACGGCATACCCAGTTCGGCGATGGTCTTCGAGATGCCCTGTGCGGTGTTGCCGATGATCTGCAGCACCTGCATGGCAAACTGCTTCTCGGCGTATTTCTTGGCGATGGCGTCCTTCTCGGCCTGTTGCTGTTCCTCCAGTTTGGTGGTGTCCTTGCCCTGCTTCTTGGCGGCGGCGATGCGCTTCTTGTACTTCGCGTCCACCTCTGCCGTCTCCCGCTGCTGCATGGCGGAGAAGAGGCTGGATGCACTGGAGAGCAGATTGTTCGTCGCGTCGACGGCGGCCTGCTGGATGGCCTTGCGCTTATCCTCTTCTGCTTGGGCGATATCCGACAGGTTCTGCTGGTACTGCTGGTAACTGATCTTGCCGTCGCGGTAGTACTCTTCGTTGAGTTGGCGCATCATGTCGAGCGACTGTCCGCACCACTCCACATCGCGCAGCCATTTGTTGGCTTCGCCCTGCGAGGTGTCCAGGTCGCTGATCTCCTTCTGCTGCGACTTCTTGCGGTAGTCGTAGAGCATGTCGTTTAGCCGTTTCTGCTCTTGGCTCACGTCCTCACCTGCGGCCCTGCGTATCTCCAGTATCTTCTGCTGATGCTCTATCTCCAGCATTTCCATCTTCAGGTTGAAGGCTGCTTCGTCGGCATACTCGCCGTTGAGCCGTTTCTGCGACTCCTCCAGCAGCGTCTCGTTGTGGCGCATGTCCTCCTGGTGTATCTTCTGGTTGGTCGCCTTCTGCTGCTGTTCGCGCAGCAGGTTGGCCTTCTTGGTCACAAGGTCGAGTTGTTTGTTGGCCACCTCCATCTTGTCTGCCTCCGATGCGCCGTAGTCCACGCGGATTTTGGCCAGTCGGTCGATGTACCGCTCTTCGGCCGACAGTTCCATCTGGTGCCACTCGTCCTGTAGGTTCCGTCTGCCCTGGTATTGCTGCTTCAGGCGCAGCATCTCCTCTTCATAGGATTGCTTGGCCTCTGCCTCCAGTTCCTTGCGCTGGCGGTCGCGCTCCTTCTTTTCCTTCTTCATCTCGGAGTCGGACTTGATGGAGGATGACGGGCTGGGTTCGGGGTTGATCTGTCCGGGGTCTATGGCTTTGGCTTCGCTCTTCTGCAGATCCACTCCGAAAGCGTCATAGATATCCTGTCGCTCCTTCAGTTTCTGCTCGACGGCCTTATTGGCGCGGTCGAGTCTGTCTTCAGCGTGACCGATAGCATCGGCGGAAGTGTTGCCTGTACTGCCCCAACTTGTGGTGTACGAATAGCCCGGCCCTACATTGTGGGCATTGTCCGCAGCCGTCTGTGCCTTTCTCTGTTCGACTCTCAGGTTGGCCAGTTCCTTGCCGATTTCCTTCAGGCGGTCTTTGGCTCCCTCGATTTCATACCTCCTCGAGAGACTCTCCAGATATCTGTCGAGGGCTTCCTTGTTCTCTTTGTAAGCCCCGGTTTCCCTGTTCAGTTCTGTGACGTATCCCGGTATCTGGTTCTTCAGTTTGTCTATCGCCGCCAGCCTGTCTTCCTTGGAGAGCAGTTCGTTCTTCGACGCTCTGATCAGTGTCTGCACGGCTGCTTCCTCTTCGCCCACCCTCTCTGCGGCATCCTGCCTGATCTTGTTCAGAGCACGCTGTGATGCCGCCGCCTTATCGGTGTTCCTTGTCAGTTCATACATAGCCGCAGCAAGCGTGGCCACCAGTCCTGCAATCGCAAAATAGGGATTTGCCTTCAGTGCGGCCCAAAGGTTTCTCGATGAGACAAGCACCCGCTCGTTCCACAGCACCATAAGTTTCTGCTTGATGACGTGGGCGTTCTCTGCCACTACAAGAGCGCCGATGGTAGCCGCGAGCACGGATAGGGTAAGAGCATGTTTCGAGCCGAAGGAGATGAGTGTGCTGACGACTTTGATGCCAGTCGCTGCCGTCGAGATGCCTCCTTCCACGATGGGCATCAGTTTTCGTCCCAGTTCCACTGAGACATCGTTGAGCGCCTTCTTTGATATCTCCAGTTTGGCGGCTGCCGAACTGTTGGCGTTGTTGAACTCGTCGATGATGCTGGTGCCCTCGTCGTAGGCCTGACGAGCATCGTCCTGTGCTTTCTTCAGTTCATCCATCTTGTTGATGAGACTGGAGATGACGGGTATCGACTGTGTGCCCTGCATGCCGAGCGACTTCAGGGCTGGGGCCAGACGGTCGAAGCCGCCGTTCGACTTCAGTCCTTCAAGGAATTGCAGGATGGCCTGGTTAGCATCCGTCTTCAGCAGATCCGTAAACGATTTCACGTCGAGACGGGCGGCCTTGGCGAACTTGGCCGGGTCGGTGAACATCTTCGTGATCATCTGTGCGAACACACCGCTGGCTGTCTCTCCCTCGATGCCCGCCTGAGAGAGGGCAGAGGCATAGCCCATGATGTCGGTCTGCGCTATCTTTGCATTGACGGCCATACCTGCCATCGAGGATGTGAACTGGGTGATGAAGCCTGTGTTGGCGGAAGAGGATGCGCCGAGCACGTTGATGGCCGAGCCGGTGGCCAGCATCGCGCCCTCCAGTCCTTTTTTCTTATCCTCGCCGAACACCATCGCCAGTTTGCCGATCTGGTCGATGGCACCCTCGCCGAGGTCATCACCCAGGGCGACGTTGATCTTGTCGGCTGCAGACACGAAGCCCTCGATGTCCTTCCGTGCCGTGATGCCCAGCCGTCCGGCGGCTCCTGCCAGTGCGTTCAGTTCCTCGCGTGCCGTGCGGGTGGTCATCTGCTTGAAGGTCTCGTTCATCTCCTCCACCTCGGCCTTGGTCTGTCCTGTGTACTTCGTCACGTCGGTCATCGCCTCGTCCATCTGGGCAAACGACTGCACGTACTGGTCGGCCCACTGCACCACCTTTTGGAAACCTTGGTAGACGAACTGAATGGCCCATGAGACTTTATTAAACCCGTCCACAAATTTACTCAAGGAAGTTTTTGTGATGTCCGCTGTGTTACGAAGTTCTTTCATGCGCTCGTTCACGCGGTCGAGTTCGGCCTTGTATTCCTTAAAATCGTCTGTCTGTGGATTCAGGTTGTTCAGGACTGCCCTCAAATCCTTGGCACGTTGTCCCAGTTGCTGAAGAGAGAGTTTGTTGATGTTGACATTGTCTGTCCACCGCTTCATCTTCTGCTCGTTCTCGTGCACCTCCCGGGCGGTCTTTGAAAGCGATGCACTCAGGCGGTCAAACTCCTCCCGCTGCTCCTTGGTCATGGCACTGAGGCCATTCTTGGCCAGTTTGTCCATGGCGCGGCGGGTTTTCTCCAACTCCTTCTGCCCTTGCTTCAGGTCTTCCTGTAACTGCTGCAGTTGCTGCTGGTCATAGTCGGGCTTTACGTTGAAGCGCAGATTGATTGTATCGACGGATATGCTCATATATCTTTGCTTTTTTGAGCAAAGGTATATATAATAAGGTGAAGTGAAAAGGACACAAAAAGAGGAGAGCCCTTTCAGACTCTCCCTATCGACGGATGTGCGGAGGATATTTACCTATTTGCGCCGATTCTGCCGGTGTTTATTTAATGTCGGATAGCGCAGACGCCAGCTTCAGATTCCGACTTGAAGCCCCCACCTTTAAGCACTTTCGGGAACTCCTCCACTTTTATGCGGTGCCCTAATCATTATGTACCGTGTATCCTGGATAAGTAACATCTCCTTCGCCCATTCTGACGAAGAAGTTCTTCTTCCGCTTCCAGGGCTTTTTCTTTGGCTTTTCATCACTCATCAGACCTACTACCAGTCCGATGATGCATCCTGTAATTATGATTCCGAAGTATACCATATCTTGACACTTTCTCTTCTTTTCTGCTGCAAATATAGGCAATTCCTGTGAATTTTGCAAGGGAAAATCCCTATTGATTGAAGAAAAATCCCTATCTTTGCAGCGTGCAAGCGTGCATAATATTTTGAATTAGCAAAAATTTGTAATCCCCGTTGAGCAATCATCGGGGATTTTTCGTACCTTTGCAGGGCTAATTCAGAATATGATGTTTACAGAGAAACAACAGGAGATAGCCGACCGCATCCTGAAGGATCTTTCGGCGCAAAACTTTATCTGGGAGTCGGACTATATATCAGACCTCCAGATGCAGTACCCCCAGAACTACCACGATTGCGACTACGTTATAGAGTCGCTCATCAGAGACTACCGTCTGCTGGAACGCTATGGCAAGGGGTATCTGAAACTGACCCCTGAAGGCATGAAGACCGCAGAGGGTATGTTTATGGAAACTGTCAAGAGTGCACAGAGGCAGGAGACTGTCAAGCGTTGGACGGAGTATTTAAATCTTGCCAATGCTCTTCTGGTATTGCTTGGTTCCCTGCTTACACTGGTAGTCCAGTGGCTGATGAAATACATTTTATGATTTCGTTGGCCAGCAGATAGCCTAAGGCCGAACCGACTGTTGCAAGTGTCAGATTAGCCAGAATCACGAAGATAATCCCCTTCGTGCCAATTTCCTTGTGCATTTGTTTGAATGATGTGATAGCCATAAAAAAAATACCTTTGCGTTTATAAATCCCTATTCTTTGAAGAAAAATCCCTATTTCTCCATCCTCCGCTTCTGCTCCTCGATGATGCCACGGATGCGCTGCAGTTCCTGCTCGCTCATGCCGGCTGTGAGCCGTCGGATCAGGCGGCCGTAGCCTCCGTAGCGGTTCTTGTTATACCACTCCACCTTCTTTCCCCGTCGGGTCTTCTTACCCCACGTCTCGCCGTTCTTCTTCGCCCAGGCGGCCTTCTTCTTGCGCTTCCGTCCGGCTATCTCCATCGCGCGGCCATAGGTCATGAACGAGACGGCCAGTGTGATCGACCCGTCGGGGCCGCTGCCTACCCTGGCATCAAACGACTCCAGCAGCGTGCCGGAATCCACGTTTTTGTTCCGCTCCAGTGCTTCCGTGAAGCGGTCGATGAGCCACTCGCCGTGCTGGTCTAATTCCTCACGGATGAACAGTTCGATTTCCTTGTAGTTCGCTTCTTCCATATCCGTATATATCCTTGTAAATCAAGCGCGAAGGTACGAAAAAAGAGCCGCCCCCGAAAGGACGGCTCTCTGCAGTTGCGACTGTCGGCGATTAGCCCTTGTCGAGTCCGTCTTCGCCCTCGCCGCCGCCCTCGCCGCCGGTGCTGGTGCTGCCGCCAGTGCTGGAGCCTGGTGTCGACGGATCGGTGGATGACGGTGTGGTGGGGTCGGTCTCGCTGTCGCCAGCGGCCTTCTTGGCTGCCTGCACCTGTTCGCGCCAGTTGCGGTTCAGGGTCACCGTGCCGTACTTGGTGAGTTCAGCCTTCGAAAACTCGCCCGTGGCCTGTGCGCAGAGGCGCAGTGCCTGGATGTTGGCGTTCTCGCCGCCCATGGAGAGGTTTACGTCGGCCAGCGTGTCCCATCCGCCCTTGTTCTCGATGTGGGTGGAGAAGATGGCCAGGCCGTCGATCTTCACGGGCTGCCCGTTCAGGTTGAGTTCGCGGATACACTTCACCATATCCTTCAGGATACCGATGATGGTTCCTTCGGAGAATGGGGTGTTGTGCTCCGACATGTGCTTGGCCAGCCCCACGAGGTCGATGGGGCTCTCATTGTCGGCATAGGCATAATACTTGCCGTAGCCTTTCGAATCCTTGATCTGGTTCTGATGGAGATAGACTTTTACTGCCATAAGAATAAAGCGTTAAGAGTGAATGAAAATGAAGAGTGAAGGATTTGCTTCCGCACTCCCTGTGGCGTTTCCACGGTGCAAAGATATAAATAAGGTAAAGGGCAGATACGATTGCGTCCTGTTGCGCCCTCTTATCTGCCCTTTAGGTGAGGTTGTAGTCTTTTAGTTTGGATTGCTGTCGTTCCAGCGGCCATCGTCGAGCCACGCGGCGCCGTCATCCCATACGCCCTTGGTGAGCACCCAGCGCTTCTCGATGGCTTCGTCGCTGATCTTGATGGGATAGCAGGTGAGTTTCCACAGCCTGACCCTTCCCTCGGCGTTGATGGTCTCCTCCACGTCGCGCACCACGTAGCGGCGGTTTCGGATGACGTACACCTGCCGGGGGTCGATCACGTTGGGGTCGAAGGTCTCGAAGGTCATGGCGTGGCGGGTGTCTATCTCATAGCCGCCCTGATAGTAAGTGTCCTCCAAGTCCTTCAGGCGCAGCGAGCCCTCGGGCTGACCGGGGTTGTAGGTGCTGTGGCTGCCGTTGAATCCCGTCAGAATGCCCGCTATGGCCACGTGGTAACTGTCGGTGTAGACGACGGGCATCCCGTTCCACAGGTCGCCGTGATAGAAGGCGCAGTAGAGGTCGCCCGCACTGCTCTCCTTCTTCTCTGCCTGGCGGATGGTATCCTCGATGAGACTGTCGCCGTCGCCTTCGTTCAGTTCCTGATCCTCGTCGGCGCCGTCCTCGCTCTCTTCCCCCGTCATACCGTAGTCGTGGAACTCGAAGAATCCGTCCTCGCTGCACAGGTCGATCAGTTCCATACCCGCGCCTATCTGAAGGAAGTGTACCATGGGGGCGGGTGTGATCTTCAGTTCCATCGTCGATGCCGTCTCGTCGCGTTTGAGGTCGGCCATCTGGTCTACCTCCGCCAGATGGGCTTCGCTGAGGGTGAACGTGTACCCGGTGCGCTGCACCTCCGTCATGCGGAACATGCGGATGAACGCGCGGCCTGTCGAATTGTCGACCAGGATGACGGGCTCCGACGCCTTCTTCTCCTGCGCTTCGCGGTCTCCCCCCTCGATGCCGGCCCAGGCGTCGCGCACCAGTTCGCGCAGCGAGTTATATCCGCGCTTCTCCAGTGTGGGCAGACCCTCCGGCAGTCGCATCAGATTGGCCCAGCGGTGGCTGGGCAGGTCGTAACTGACATTCGAGGCCGTGAAGTCGGTGTCGCCGCCGTCGCCGTCGGTCACCTCTGCCTCGTAGGCATCCACCACGTCGTTGAGCGGCAGTTGGCGTGCTCCCAGATAGAAGCGGGTCTTCAGGATGATGTCGCAGGTCTTCTTCAGATTGTCGATGATGAACACCACGCCCGTCAGTTTCTCCACCTCCTGCAGCAGGTCGCTGACCGTCCATCCCGGCACCATCCTGGCATACTGGCGGGTGCGCACGGTGTTCAGCAGGAAGAGGTGCTTCATGTCGGTCTCCGTCAACTGGTTGGTGCCGATGGTGTAGCCCAGGGCGCGGATGATGCGCTCCAGCAGGTCGTAGAGATAGGGCGACGGCACGTCGTGTGTCCACGTGTGGGTGTAGTGGCCGCGCAGGTAAGAGTCTCTCACCCAGGTGCGGCTGACGTTGATGTATGCCTTGGCGGCGGTGCGCACCACTGGCCAGACGCACTCATCGTCGCTCTTCACCTCGCCCAGATCCAGTTCCTCCACCTTGCGGTCCTGCCCGATGAAGTAGTTCAGTTCCGACTCTCCGCTGACGATCTGAATCGACACCGACTGTTCCGTCCAGCGGGTGATCACCTCGCGCCCACGGCAGTAGACACGCCCGTCGACCGTCAGCACGGCGGTGCGGTCGGTGTCCAGTTGCCCGCTCTTGTTGGTGCGGTTCAGAAATCCGTAGAGCATCAGGTTGACGGGGTTGTCGAGTCGCAGCGTGATGTCGTAGGAGTACTCGCCCGACTTGGTGAAGAAGGAGTTCTCGCGCTTGATGGTGGTCGAGAAGTTCTGCGGCAGCACCACCTCCGTGTCGGCTATCAGCAGTTGTGTCATAAGTCCGTCCCGTTCTTATCCCTCAGCCGGAAGGAGGCCGACAGGCCGTTGAATCCGCCGAAGGTGTTATACTCCCATTCCACGCGCACGCCCTGCGAGATGTCCAGTTCGCCCTGGTCGCAGAACTGCTGCATCGTCTCGCCGCTCACCAGTTGCACGATGGCCGCCATCAGCCGTTGCAGGTCGGCCATGCGGTCGAACTCGCTGTCGGTGCCCTGATAGTCTTCAGGCATCTTCTCCAGCACGTAGATGATACACTCGCCACTGGAGAGCCAGTAACTGTTGTAGGTGATGTCGAAGCCGGGGATGTTGCCCGCCACCACGACGCCCTGCTGATCCTTCAGCAGATTGATGAGTTGTGTCTCTGTGACGGCCAGCCGTGTCTTGCTGACCTCCACCTCCGCCAAACCTGACGCTGCCGCCACCAGTTCTGCGAAAAACTGCCTGTAGTCATTAATCCTTATCATAATTCACAATTCACTTTTGATTCTTCACTCTTCACTTAAATCCCTCCCTGTCTCGGGTCGGCCATACGGAAGGATATCTCCACGCGGTTGCGCCCCATGGAGCGTGTCACCTGCGTATAGTTCGCCTTGGTGACGATGATGGGCAGCCACTGTCCGTACATCAGCACCTCCGCCTGTCGCGACGTGACCAGATCCTGCCACGAGGCATACTCCCGCTCGGAGTGGATGACGCCGGAGCGCAGGATGTACTCATCGTTCTGGTCGACGGAGTAGCGCACGCTCTGGCCGTATATCATGGCCGTCTGGTCCTGGAATCCCGGCTTCACGTCGAGCGGCACGGGGGTCATCATCGTCTGGGGCACGTCGTAGCGGTTGAGGAACCTGATGCAGACGGCCTTCTCCGGACAGGCGGTTCGCTCCACCCAGAGGCGGATATCGTCGCCCAGCAGTTGACCGTCGGTCGGGTTGGCGATGCTGTCTGTCGTCACCAGTGTGTTGCTGATGCGGGTGCAGAGTGCGGGCGTGATGAGTCCGTCGGGCCCGGCCACGGCCACGAGGTCGCCCGCCGCCATCACGGTCTTTATGCCGCTCGGGTCGCGCGGGTTGCACAGCCGTGAGGCAAACAGTGTGCCGTACTCGTACAGCGGGAGCGAGCCTTCCGACGAGAGTGCCACCATGGCCGATGCCGCGTCCTGGTTCAGCGTGTGCAGGTCGCCGTGGATGGCGGCCTCCAGTACCGGGCGCAGTCCGCCGATGGTGATCTGTCCGTTGGCGGGTGAATAGGTCTCGCGCAGGATGACGGTGCCGTTGACCTTCAGCACGATCTCCTGCGTGTCGTCGGTGTAGTACGTCTGCGTGCCTACGTCGGCCACGAATTTGGTGCGGAATATCATAGGCGCATGAATTTATTGTGTTGGTCATTCTCAGGCATCTGCAGGTGGGTGGGCTGCTCTGCGCCTGCCCGCTCGTCGCGCAGTTGCTTCATCTCCTCCAGCCAGTAGTGCTGCTGACTGGAGAGGTGCTTCAGGTAACTGTCGAGGCGGTCGAGCGCGGCCTGCTCCTTGCGGTTGCCGCCGCCGTCGGCCTCGAAGATCTTCATCAGGCCGTAGGGCAGCGTCTGGAGCGAGGTGCGGCGCCCCATCAGGGCGATGGCACCGAGGGCCACGGCCATCTGTGCCGCGTGCTGCATGTCGCCGCCGGCCTCCATGATGTCGTCGCGGAAGCCTGTGCCGTAGGCTTTGGCCACGAAGCGCTGGCTCTCGTCGAGATAGGGCAGCAGTCGCTGGTAGAGCCAGGGCGACGGCTCCGTGCCCACGAGATAGGCCAGCGAGTCGGCATCGCGGACTATGAGTCCCGTCTGCCGCTTGTAGGCCTGTGTGAGCCAGAAGCGGGGGTCATCCTGCAAGGCCTCCATCAGCCGGTCGAGGGCGCGGTAGTACTCTTCGAGGTGGGCGCGGTCGTCGCGTGCCAGTTGCCACTCGAAGGGCCGTGCCTCGTTCTCACGGTCGATCTTCACCTTGCGCCCCGCGTTCTCGTGCGAGATATCGTTCAGGCGGTAGAAGCGCATCGTGGCCATGTAGGCGACGGCCTGTCGGCAACTCTCCACGGCGCGGGCGTTGGCCAGCACGATGGTGTCGCCCTCCAAGCGTCCGATGACGCCGTAGGCCGAGTAGTTGTCCGACATCCGCAGCGTGCCGTCGCTGTCGATGGTGAACTCGCGGTCGGTCACCTTCAGCGTCTGGCCGTCGGTGGTCTCCACGGTGAGGGCGGCTTTCTCGCCCTCCGACTCCCTGACCAGCGAGGCCATCACGTCGCGCCCGATGATCTGGGCCACCTCGTCCTCCACGCTCATCAGGATCGACTCTATCTTGCTGAAGTCATTGTTGGCATAGTAGGAGCCGGTCAGGTTGCGCAGTTCTTCAGAATTCTTGATTATCATAACTCTTAATCCGTTAAATCCGTTAAACCTGTTATTTCTTCTTCATCCGCTGCAGGGTGTTGAAGTCGAGCAGCAGTTTCTGCATGACGGTCAGCAGCAGCGTATGATCTACCTCCTTGGCCGTGCCGAACACGTGGCTCTCGGCCAGCGTCAGGCGTATCTGCTGCAGTCCGCCTGACGACTCCCCGCCTCTCTGACGGGAGTGGTTGGGGGCGGGGTGCTCAAACAGCGGCGCGAAGCACACCTCTTCGCCCTCCACGATGAAGGTCTCCGTGGTCAGGGCCTCGCAGAAGTAGGCCATCCAGGCGTAGGCCCCCCATCGCTGCCAGGGCTTCATCTGCCGTCCCCGGCCGATCTTCTCCATGATGGTGTCCCAGTCGTAGGGCTGGCGGCGCATCTGGCGGTCGATGCTGGTGCGCTGCTCTTCGGTGGCCGCCGGGCGGTAGAGCAGTCCGGCCAGTGCGCAGAGGGCCGTCTCGTTGCGGTCTTCCTCGTAGACCTTGATATTGGCCATGGCCTGGCGGAACTCGCCGAAGGTCATGTCGGCACCGCAGTCCATCGGGCCCAGCCACTCCTGACGGTTCTTGCCCGTTCCGCACTGGACGGCGGGCATCTTGTTCAGTACCGACCGGTAGCAGAGCGATATCGCTCCGTTGTCATCCGTCCAGAGCCACGTGAGCGAGCGGGCTATATCACTGACGAGTTTCAGCCACTGGGGGTTGCTGGTCTGCTGGCGCACGCCCCGGTTGCCGAGTATCGCCCGCGCCGTCTCGATGCGTGCGTCCTCCACCGTCCAGGCGTGGTCGGTCTCCGCGATCGTCTGGCGTATCTTCAGTGCCTCCTGCCAGTCGGCCTCCGTCATCTCGTCCCAGTTCTCGGGCAGTGTGATGTATCTTTTTTTATTGGTCATTGAACATTGAATATTGAGCGTTGTGAGGAAGTAATTAGGAAGTAATTGGGAAGTAATTGGGAAGTAATTAGGACATCTACTGCTGATTGGTCATGCGGTCGCCCGCGCTGACGTTGTCCTCCTTCTGGATGGTCTTGTGGTAGAATCCCAGCCAGAGGTCGTGCTTCTGCGGGAAGTTGATGTGCAGCGCATCGTTCAGGGCCTCCAGCGCGATCTCCTCGGCGATGCGGGTGTCGGCGCCGTAGAAGATCTTCAGGGCGTAGAGCATCTGGCTTCCGCTGTCGCTCTTGCCGTCGATGATGATGTTCGACAGGGCTGGAGAGAGGCCCATAGCGGAGGTAGTGGCCGAGTCGGCCATCTTGGCGATATCCTTCTGTGCCGCGATGTACTTGTCCAGATTGAGTTCGATCGGCTCTATCTTCCATGACTGAGCGTGTCCCATATCGTCGATGAAGTCGACGCAGGTGAAGAATTTGCCCGCGTTCTGCTTGCCCGCCATCACGTCGGCTATCTGGCGGGTGATCTGATCGCGCAGACGGTTGAGTTCCTCGCTGACCTTGGCGTCGGTCCACTCCGGATGATCCAGCAGGATGGCATTGCGCTTCTCGTCCCAGTAGGCCGACGGCTCATGCACGATGTAGGCGGCGGCGATGACGTTGTCATTCAGGGCACGCACGATTTCGGGGATATCGTTGGCATCCTGCATCCAGGGGATGCTGCCGTGGAAGGAGGATATCGCATAGAGATTACGCCCGAAGGAGCGCATCGAGTGATAGCCGATGGCGGCCTCGAAGTCGGTGGAATGCCACTTGTCGAAGACGGGGTACACCTCCAACTGCCTCCATCGCTCCATATCGCCATAGAGTATCTGGGTGATATCCTCCAGATGGGGCGTGCGCTTCGTGTCGGGCCACACCAGGCGGCAGTCGGCCGACGGCAGGCACTGCAGGCTGTGAATCCACGGCTTGCCGATGCGCACGCTCTTGGCGCACTGGTAGCGGGTGAAGTGGCCGCCCAAGTGGACGTACTCCTCCAGTGCCTCGCGCACGTAGCGGCGGTAGTCCCACGACTCCAGCCAGTTTCTCACCTCACGGTCTTCCGTCCACTGCTGCTGCACCTCGTTCTCCACCACCGCCGTGCGGTACATCGCGATGCCCTGGCCGTAGATCAGCCCCACCTTGCGCGTCAGGATGCCGGGGCCGATATTGTTCTTCTCCAGCAGGTCGCGCACCATCCGGGGCATCTGGTCGTCGGGCCCCCAGGGCACGATGCTCACGCCGCCCACCGACTGCGGATCCTTATCCCACGAACGGCCTCCGAGGTCGAAGAATGTGCTCAGGCTCTGCTCCATGGAGCGCGAGGCCATGCCGATGGCGTATGTGCCCACGCTGGTGTCGACGAAGGCGAAGCGTCCCGCCCTGTCGACGATTTTTCCCTTATTTGTCATCTCTTTGCTCATAACTGAGGCAAAGATACATATAATAAGGTGGGGGCGAAAGGACACGAAAAAGCCCCGCCTTGCACGGGCGGGGCACTCTCATTGCGCGTTGAGCGTGTCTTAAGCAAACAACGGGCCGGCTATGCGGCTGCAGCAGAGAGTTTGGTGCCAAGGTCGGTGAGCGCAGCCTTGAATGTCTTGATTTCATCGCATGTGAAGTGAGCGATCTTGCCGTTCACCACGTTGCCGTTCAGTCGCTGATAGAGCCACGTGCTCGACTTGCCGAAGTAGGTCTTGGCGATATAGCCTAATGACAGGGCGGGAGCCAGTGTCCTCAGTTGCACGCGGAGTTGTTCGGTCATTCTTGCCGCCTTGTCATCCATCACTTCGTCGTAGATGCGCTTCACGGCATCCTTGCACGACTCGCGGAATGCTGCCTTCTGGCTGTCGCTCATCTCGTCGTATCGGGCATTGCAGCGTGCGAGGATTGCATCCTTCTCCTCTTCTGTCGGGGCGTTCTGCCACGCCTCGAAGTCTGCCAGTACCAGCGGGTTAATTCCCATTTCGCTAATATCCTTCATCTCTTTGCGGTTTTTAATGCCCTCCCCGGTGGGAGGGCTGGGTTCTACTTCTCGTTGATTGCATCAAGGACTTCATCGATTTCACTTTCAGAAAGTCCCTTGCCGTACACTTTGAGGAATTTCAGGAGGTCGGCTCTCCTCTTTTTCTTGAACTCTTCGTCTGTCATTCTCTCTTCGCTTTTTGTTATACATGTTGTTTACTTAAGACATTGCAAAGATAATAATAATTTTCTAATTAGCCAAATAATTATTTGATTATTTTATATAAGGACTGCGTTTTTAACAATCCGAGGGTTCAGGCGTTGTCTCGCGCCAGCCGTGCCCTCGCCCGCAAAAGTAAAGGTTCTTTACACCTTGGTCACATCTCCGGCCCACCCCCGCCCCTGCGACCGCAACTCGAGATCAGAGCGGGCCGCGCCGAATCGTGCGATGCTCAGGAGTGATTTTATTTTTCACACCCTGAAATCGCCTGTTTATCGGCTTTTCGCGGATTTGGCCGTTAAAAAACACCCCAAAATTTGGCGTTTTCAGGCGAAAAGTTGAGCCTTATAGACATAAAAATTGGCGATAAGACATGTCTTTATCGCCGATTCTCGGGGTTTGGGGCGAAAATTTGTGGTTTTTGCAGCCTATTTCGGGTCGACCATGGCCTTCTTGCCGAAACTCTGCCAGATGTTCACCCACTGCCGGCGCATGATCAGGTATTTCAGTGCGTCGGTCAGGTTGGTCGACTCCTGCGGCAGACGGCTGGTGGCCAGTTTGTCACCCTTCTTCTCCTTGCGGATGTCCTTGCGCCCGGTGCGCTTGTCCTCCACCACCTTGATGGGCGTGTTCTCCATCTCCGCCTTCAGGTTGGGGCAGTTCTGGGCGTCGATGAGCAGGATGAAGAGACTGTTGCGCAGTTGTCGGGCGAAGAGGGCGGAGAAGAACTGGTACTCCGTGTTGGAGAAGATGTCGCCCTGTCCGAGGCTCATCAGTTGCACGCGCCAGCCTGTGGGCCGTCCGTCGTCATAGCGCTCGATGGCGGCCTTGATGCGCTGCATCATCGACGTGCCCACGCGGCGGTAGTTGTTCATCGCCCGGTCGTAGTAGAGGCGCAGCAGTTTCGTCTTGTGGGGCGCGAAGTATGCCAGGAACTTGTCGGCCAACTGTCGCTCGTTGTCAGGCGGCAGGGTGTAGATCTCCTTCATGACGCGGTACTCGCGGCCCCGCTGCTGGCCGAACACCATCGACTTCATGTTGCCATCGTCCATACCGCCGTCGAGGGGCATGCGCGGGTCGAGGTAGCGCAGCACGGTCGAGTCCTGCTCCCAGCCGTAGTCGTGCTGCTCCAGTACCGCGTTGTCGGTGCCGTCCTGATAGAAGTCGCGGGCGGTCATCGTCACATAGAACTTCTGGTCGGCCTGCAGTTTCTGCGGTATCGAGAGCAGGTTGGTGTCGATGCCCTCCAGTCCGGCCTTCAGTTCCTCCTGGAAGAACTCCTCGCCCAGCACGTCGGCATTGATCAGCGTCGAGGCGACCATAAAGAGGGTGGTGCCCCGGCGGAGTTCCTTCCACCGCGCCTCCCACCGCTGCATGTTGCGCTCGGCGTTCTTCAGTTCCCCGCCCCTTGCAGGGGAGGGGTCAGGGGTGGGGTCTGCCTGCAGCGCCTCGGCATACCGGCGGCGCGCCTCGTTGAGCGCCTGTCCCGTCTGCAGCAGCAGTTTCACCTTCTCCTTGTCCATCAGTTTCACCAGTTTCATCATCCAGGTGTACTCCCCTGTGTGGTTAGGGTTGGGCATGTCGCTGGTCAGTGACAGACTGCGGTACCAGGGCGACTCGCCGTAGCGGGCACGGTAGCCGCGCACGGCCTTGCGGATGTTCGTAAACTTCTCCTCGGGCCAGTATTTCACTTCGTCCCCGAAGAGGCCCACATAACTACGTCCAGCACCAATAGAAGGACGGTCAAGACTGACAAAAGTAAAGGTGAAACCATTCCAGAAAGTCATTACTTGTTTATACTTGTCGATGACGTTGTACATCTGCCGCTGCCACTCGATGGGCGGCTGACGGTCGATGACGAACTCGCGATCCATCTCCCAGCCAAGGAAGCGGAGGCCCTCCAGCACCGACGGGATGACGTTCTTGTGCAGGTTGCTGTAGGTGTCGGTGACCCATACGAACGGTGCACCGGGGCACTCCATGACGGCCTGCTGGATGCGCATGGCCTGAAACTGCGTGGTCTTGGCCGACGCACGCCCGAGGATGCCGATGAAGTTCTGCGGCATCGTCAGTGCCGCCACCATCGCATACTGGTTGATGTAGCGGTGCTGCACGCTGTCACTCTCCTGTAACTTCATTAGCCAGTTCGATTGAGGTGTCGAGCATACGGTCTATGTCGAGCGGCTTCAGTCCTGCCTCCATCTCCAGACGATCCTGATGCTGTCTGGGCAGCGTCTTGAAGTAGTCGGCATTGATGATGGCACGCTTGTCGGTGGCGGGCAGGCCGACGTCTTGGGCGTTGGTGCCGTAGATGTTGATCTGCTGCTGGTGACTGTTCACCACCAGTTGCTCGTCGCGCTCCGAGAGGCGCTTCAGGCTGGCTGCCTGCTTGATGATCTTCACGTAGGCCTCGTAGTCCTTGGCGCGGGCCTTGCACGTCCGCTCGCCCGTTTCCTCGTCGGTGGTGATGAAGGTGTGCTCCCAGTCGCGGGCGGCGGTCAGCATCTTCTCGAAGAGCAGGTTGCGCCACGCTTCGGCCCTGACGTGGTCGGTGGCGTAGAAGAGGTTGATGGCCTCCCACGTGATGCGGTCGGCCACATGGCGGCTGCATCCCCTGTCGGCCATCAGCCATGCCTGTGCCGACGGACGGCCCTCGCGACGGATGATGCCCGCCACGGAGAAGAGCAGATCCTCATAGGCGCGCTCTTCGTCGCTCAGTTCACCCTTCGAGCCGTCGGCGATGTAGTCCTGCAGTCGCAGGAAATGTGATTCGGAGTAGTTACTCATGAAATAAGACTGTTTGAACCTGCTTATTTAGTTTTTACCTAATAAATTATTGATTTCCTGCAGTTTAAGTTCATACTCCTCGAGCCGCTTGCGCCGTTTCGCGTCGAGGTGGGGTTTGTCGCCCTTCCTGATTTCCGACTTCACGCGCCAGATGTTATCGAGCGTGCGCTGCCGTTCGCGGAAGAGTTGGCCTGTAGTACTGGAGCGAAGGCGCGTAAGTTGCTGATAGTGGCGGAAAAACGGATGCCGTCCCAGCACCTTGCGATGCTTCTTATAGTACTCCATCTCGCGGAAGAAAGCCTGGTTGTCGATGTAGGCATCGAGGAGTTTCCCACACACCGTAGATAACTCCGTAACCGACTGGCAGTCGCGCAGTTTCGGATATAAACTCGAGTACTGGTGATAGGCCGTGATGCGGCGCGTGATGAGCGCCTGCAGTTCCACCGGGCAGTCGGGCTCATTGAGGAACGGCCACTGATCGCGGGTCTTCGGGGGCGCGGTGGTGCGGGGGGGTGTTGGTGCGAGGTTAGCCCCTGCGGCAGGACTATCCTCGCGCCCACGCTCCACTGCGCCACCGCTCCCCCGGAACACGATCCTGTTGCAGAATCTCATAAATGAATCCCCTGGTTTGAATTTTGAATCACCTGTTCTCGGGAGATGAATCACCTGATATCGGGAGATGAATCACCTGATATCGGGAGACGAATCCCTTTTTGCCGAGATTTGAATCCCTTTTTATACCGGGAACCGCTCTTCAAGGAACTCTACGAGGGCTTTTGGCCATGCCTCCGGCTTGACGTACATGAAGCGCTGGGTGCGGGCCCACTGTCGGAGCAGTTCGGGCTTGGGCGCTGCCGACACGACGGGCAGCAGCCAGTTGTCCTGATTCCACGGACGCATCAGCAGGGGCATCACCTCCGGACGGGCGAACTGGTCGTATTCCAGGAATATGCTGGCGTGGGGGTAGTTGTCCTTCAGGTAGGGCAGAAGGCGCAGCAGCACCGAGCGGTACATCAACTTGGGCGTGCGCTCTTCACCCAGCATCACGCCCTTGTCGGTCAGCACGCCGCGCCGGCAGCCTATCTCGTGGATGGTCGTCGGGTTGAGCAGCAGCATGCTGTCGGTCATCAGGATGATGCGCTCGCTGCTGGTGACTTCGGCGACGAAGCGCATCAGGGCCTCGATGAGGGTCATCTGCGGGTCTACCGCCAGGCGCGCTACCAGCACGTCGGCGCCTACGAGGTTCTGCTTCACGGAGCGTGCCGCCATCAAGGCGTGCGGCCCGCTGGTCTCCACGATGACCACGGTCACGGCCTCGCATCCCTCGCCGTCGCGCGGGTCGTCAGGTCGCTCCACTTCGCCTCCGGACGGGGTGGGGTCGTCAGGTGCTGCAACAGTCGCCACGGACTGAGCGTTCTCGGGCTGCTCTTCAGTGGCAGTCGGGGTGTTCTTGTTTTCATCTTCTTTCATAACAGTTTAATTTGGTGAAACTTACACGCTGCAAAGTTAAGTGTTAATTTGCGGTCGCAAAAAGACACGTTGAGCCATAAAAATAAGTGGCACTTATTGCGAAATAAGTGCCACTCTTTGCGGAATAAGTTATACTTATTGAGAGAAGGTTATACGCCCGCTACGGTCAGTCCGAGGAACTCGTCGATCTCGGCGTCGCCCGTCTTGGGGATGGCTGAGATATCGATGATGCCCACAGGCCACGTGCGCATCTCGGTGCGCAGTTCGAAGTGATTGTTGTGGGCCTCGTTGGTGTCCTGCTCGTTGGCGGCATTCATCACCAGCGGGGCACAGGGCGTGCCGTAGACCTTGGCCGTGGTCTCCGTGGAGTCGCAGCCGATGACGATGGCGCCCAGGTTGCCGTTGATGTTGTTGCCCTTGAACTCGGCCACCTCCAGTTCCGTGCCGGGGTGGTCGAAGTTGACATGGTGGATGAATCCACGGCTGTAGGCCTCGCCCTCCACCTCGTCGCCGGCATCGATGCTCGCCTGGTTGACGAACATGCCGATGGGCTTGGCGGTGCCGATCATCGTGAGCGACGTCACCTTGACACTTTTCTCATTGCGCACCATCTTCGCCTTGTCGAAGTCGAAGAGGAGCAGGATATTCTTCTTGCCGCGTGGCTGGCCGGGGTTCGACCCCTGCTTCTTCACGCTTACCATGCTATATTCTTCTGGCATAACTTATAAAAATTTAAAAGTTAAAAAATTGAAGGATTGAAGTTGGAGGCATCAGATGCCATCGCCGTTACCGTCGCCAGTGCCGCCGCCAGTGCCGCTGCCGGTGCCGCTGCCATTGTCGTCGCCAGTGCCACCGCCGTTACCGCCACCACCAGCAGGCTCCTGAGGAGTGGCTGTCTTGGCGTACTTCGTGGCCGCTGCGGGACTGATGTAGGCGAAGATGGCCTCGCCCATCCAGAAGCCCGTGCCTTCCCACCACTCGCCGAAGATCTTCACCTCGTAGTCCTGCTCCTGGAAGCGGAGGGTGACGTTCTGCGGGTTGTGCGACATCAGGTGCTTGAAGTTCTCCTTCGGGGTGATGAAGAAGCAGCCCGTGCCGCGCATGCCCTCCATCTCGGCAAAGGTGAAGTTGGAGAAGTCGATATCGTTCTTGTGGGTGCCGTCCTGGTTCTTCAGCCACTTGTACTCCTCGAGGTACTCGCGGCGGTAGGCATCGGCCAGCACGGGGTCGATGTGTACCTTCATCGCCTTCTTGGCATAGAGAGGATACTTGTCGGCCACCTCCTTCACGGCGGCGTCGATGATCTGGCGTACGTTCTTCTGCTCGGGGTCGATCTGCTCGCCCACCTGCAGCCAGCGCAGGTTGCTGCCCTTCGAGCCCTCCGTCTCGCGCTCGGCGTAGAGGTCGATGAGTTGGGTCAGGTAGCCGTCCATGGTCTCAGTGGGCTTCGAGGCGGTGTAGTTGCCCTGTCCGTCGGGCTCCACCTCCTTGAAGCGGCCCAGTGCCAATGCCTGCTCACGCTCCTCGTCGAGTTTCGGGAAGATGAGTTGGAAGAGGATGTAGCGCACCACGGGCATCGACTGCAGCGTCGAAGCCTGTTCGTCGTACATGTAGCCCAGGATATCCTCCATGATGTCGGAGGGGATGATGGGCACGTTGATCTTGCACTTGAAGTTCTTGATCGTGAGCGGGGTGAACTTGGCAGCACCGGAGGGTGTCCACTTCGGCACGAACTGCTGGAGCACGGTGCCGATGACGCTGGCCTGGTTGGCGCGCACCTCCGTCTTGTCGGTGATGATCGTCGACATGTACTGCGTGGACTCCGTCTGACCGAACAGGCCCTTCATGATCTCCAGGCGGTTGGAGGCCACGTACTTGCCGAACTCCTTCTTCAGTTCCTGCGTGTCGATGGTCGAGTCGCCACTGTAGGCGGCCTGCACCTTGCCCTGCAGGTAGTCCACGAGGAAGCGGTTGTGCTTCATCGTCAGGTCCACGCCGGCGGCGATGGCCTTCTTTTCAAACTCGGAGACGGTCACCTGCTGGCCCTGAGGGCTGGCAGGCTGCTTCTCCAGACGGGCGATGGTGGCCTTGAAGTCGGCCTCGGCCTTCTTCAGGGTTTCGATCTGGGCCTTCAGCGTGCCCACCTCTTTGCGGCTGGCGTCGAGTTCCAGACGCTCCTCGGCAGAGAGTGTCAGGTTGACCTGCTCGCCGTCAACCTCCATCTTCGAGAGGTCGGCCTTGAAGCCCTCCACGAACTTCTCGCCGTACTTCTCCTTCAGCGTCTGCTCCTGTTCTGCGGTGAGGAACAGCTTGCCGTCGTTGTCTTTCGCGAAATTCTGGATACCGAGGACCGACATGACCCATCCGGCAACCATCTTGAATTCTTTCTTCATAAACCTAATAACAAAAAACTAAAAACAAATATGTAAAACTCACAAACTTGCAGCGTATTGTGTTAATTGCATCTGGGCTGACAGTCGCCTTACCTCGGCCGTGGCGGTGTCGCTGGAGCCGATGGCGTCGATCAGTCCGTACTTGCGGGCATCGGCGGCGTAGAACATCCGTCCGGACAGTATGCCGTCCACCTTCTCGTCGAGATTGGGGCGGTGCAGGCGCACGGCCTGCTGGAACTCGCGCGCCAGCGGATTGAGTTGCTCTTCCTTGATGCTCTTGTAGTCACCCTTCAGCGCGGCCTCGAAGGGCGCGTTCTTATAGGTGGAGAGGTCGCTGTAGATGGTGTGCACCTTGATGCCCTTCTGCTCGTAGTATTTCGCGTAGTCGGGGAACTGCATCATCACGCCTATCGAGCCGAACTCGGCGGAGATGGCATTGTCGGCCACGATCTCGTCGCAGTGACAGGCCACGTAGTAGGCGGCAGAGGCGCACAGGTCGCACGAGGCGACCACAGGCTTCTGCATGCTCTGGCTGAAGGTGATGGCGTCGAGCATCGGGGCGATGGCGTCGACGGCCCCGCCGCCGGAGTCGATGTCGAGGCGGATGCCGATGATATTCTCCGACGCGGCGGCCTCACGGATGGCGGCGGCTACCTCCTCGGTGCCGTAACTGCAGTAGGTGCCCTCCTTCATCATGTCACCCTTCAGCGCGATGACGGCCACGGAGCCTTCGGGCACGTCGTCGAACGTGCCGCCCTTGCCCATCGACCTGGCCTGCACGGTATATGCCCCCCTCCTACAGGAGGGGTCGGGGGAGGTCACGTCCGCCACGACCCCCACCTCCATGGGACGCCGGTCGCTCAGACGGTCGGCGCTCATGTCGGCCGTGTCGTGGCTCAGGAACTTGTCGATCAGCACGGCCTGGGCATCAATCCGGCGCAGGTCGATGAAGAACGGCTTGTTCAGAATGGTGTAGTATAATGTAGAGAATGCCATATCAATAAACGTTTATCCGCTGCAAAGATATATATAATAAGGTGCGGGGGCAAAGACCCCGAACTGTGGACACCCGCCGCCGTTTAAGGCCGATTATCGGCGGCAGGGTCTTCGCGGGTTCACGAAAATGGTGCTATCTTTGCACTACCTAATTATAAATAATGCCTTATGAACAGTGAATTTGAAATCCGACAGTACGGGCGCACAGAACTGGCCCTGCTCTATGCGCCCGACATCACACCCGCAGCGGCCTGGAAGAAACTAAAGGGATGGATCGCACTCTTCCCGGGACTGACGGAGCGACTCCAGTCCCTGGGCTATCAGCCGCGCCAGCGGGTGTTTACGCCCGCACAGGTCAGAGCCGTCGTCGAGGCTCTCGGTGAACCCTGACGAGGGTGCAAACCGACAGGACAAATCGGTAGGCGAAGTAGTCGCGGATTTAACATTATTTTCTGCGGATTTACGCTTTTTTAAACCTAAGAAGATGCGGACGCTGCGCTCATGGCGCTGGAAGTTCTTCACAAGCGCATCCTCCGCGTCGATGCCCAGACCGTACTTCCGGGCGAACCTGCTGACGGCCTCCTTCTTGGTGATGTCGGGGTGGTACTCGAGGAGAATCTCCACATAGTGATGAAACTCCCAGTCGAAGAGCCGCTTCAGTTCGCGGTTGATCAGACGGGCGTGGCGCGGCGATATGTAGTTCCAGTAGCGGGGGTTCTTGGAGATGCCGCCCTCCGCCCGGCGGTTGGGCAGGTGGATGAGCAGATTACCCTCCGGCTCGTCGACGCGGCGGCTCACGCCGACATGCCACCGCTCCACTGGCCACTTCGACATCGACTGCCAGACGCAGTGGTAGAGGTTGAAGGAGTCGGGGATGCGGATGCCGCCCGTCGAGGGGTCGACGTCGAACTTACGGCGGGCATACCTGGCCAGATAGGGCTCGACACGGATGACGGCCGTGCGCCGGTGCTGGGGATGTTCCATAGACTGCTTCTTAGTGGATTTCCTGTAAACAACAATGCAAAGGTAATTATTTTTTTTCTGTTTCGTGGATTTTCGGCCGATTTTTCTGTATTTTCTGTAATACGGCTATGGGAATGCCCTGAAAAGCCGATAAACAGGGCATTTCGACGGTCGGCGGATGATACACTCCGACCTGTAACGCCATCTGTACCCCGCCCTCCCTCCTGTATTTGGCCGGGCAGGCCGACTTCTCGCGTTAAAATTTGTAAATCGGCTTTTCACATCCTTTATACAGATATACAGATTTCTTTTTTCTGATACAAATCCGATTTGTATATCTGTATACAGAAGAAGTGGCCGCAGAGGCCGATAAACAAAGGATTTTTTCACGTTTCGCAAATGCCTGTATACAGATATACAGATTGCTTGCACATTCAGAGAGAGGGGAAAGGGGAGGGGTAAGGCGGCCGTCGTGACCTGCGGGCATAAAAAGCGGGCGGCCACCGCGTCCGTATATGGACTGTCGGCAGCCACCCGCTGGAAACAAATATAATGGTCTGAAAAGAAATGTCTATGCGCCCGCCTGAGCGTCGCCTCCCCAGATGTCGCGCATCTGCTGCTTCAGGCGGACTTCCTCCTCCTTTGTGCGCATCAGTACCATCTCCATCTGGATGATCTCGCCCGTCTGGGGGTCGCGCGAGCGCTGGATGAAGCGCCCCTGCGTGTTGAGCACGTCGCGCGGGTTTAGCGCGTAGATCCACGTGGCCCACTTGGCGAAGGCCGTCAGGCGCAGCGAGAAGCGCTTCATGGCATCCTTCACGCCGGGACAGTCCTTCAGATAGGTCTCGTAGACGTTCTTGCGCACCAGCGGACGGTTCACGTTCGGCCCGTCGGGGCTGAAGAAGGTGCTGGCCCACTCCTCGAACTGCGGGCCCATCTCGGTCTTCAGTTTGCGCTGGATGATGTTCTGCATCGGCGGCAGGATCTTCACAGGCTTCATGGCCAGGCTCAGGTAGAACTGCTCGCACTGCATCAGCAGGTTCAGGTCGGCGTTCCACTCATCCTCGGTGTAGAACGAGTCGAAGAGGTTCTTCTGGAAGTCGTCGTAGATGGTGCGGCTCTCCTGATAGCCGAAGGGGTTCTCGGCGGTGCGCTGGTGATAGTAGTCCGAGAAGGTGACGTAGAGCATGCGGGCGTCGCTCGACGCGTCGAAGTCGCCGGGCACGTAGTTGGTCGAGAAGAGGAACTTCGGAGAGTCGGCGAAGGCGATGGTGTAGGGTGTCAGGCCCTTGGGGTTGACACGCATGTCGCCGCTGATCAGGTTGTAGAAGTCCTTGACGGAGGTGTACTGGTTGATATCCTCGACGCGCACCAGGCGGGTGTAGCGGGTCACGTCGGAGAGGGCGTGGGTGTCCTTCTGCAGGTCGAGCACCTTGCCGTCGAGGGTGGTCATGTCGAGGTGGAGCAACTGCTTCAGGGCCTCAGTGAAGAATGACTTACCAGAGCGCCCGTTGGCCTCATTGGTCTCGGCGATGCGGTTGTCCATCAGGAAGGCGGCCCAGGTGCGCGAGGGCGACTTGTAGGCGTGGAGCAGGTAGCCCAGGGTGAAGATCTTGTTCAGCAGGCACTGCGCCTGTTCCTCGCGCTGCTGGTCGGTCAGGCTCTCGCCCGCTATCTCGAAGGGGTGCATCTCCAGGTAGGCGCGCTGGGCGTCGGGGGAGTCAGGAAACTGTTCCTCGATCTCCTGCCGCCAGTAGAGGCGCGAGGTGTTGATCAGATAGCCGAAGAGATGGCTCGACTTCGGATCGCTGACCGTCAGCCGGAAGCGGGGTGTCTGCCCGTCGTCCATCGTCTCGCCCGGCACCCACTCGACGCGGAACATCGGGGGCAGTTTGCGGAAGTCGTGCGGGATGACGTTCTGGCTCCAGACACTGGTGTCGAGCGAGTGGTCGCGGTAGAGGTGGAGGTCGTAGTCCTCGCCGTGGCAGTGCACCAGGCCGTTGCGGAAGTAGAAGTCCTGCGTGCGGGCCGTGTAGGAGGTGAAGTCGGGGTCGACGGTGGTCAGTGCCGAGAGGTAGGCGGGCGTGAAGGCCACGTCGGTCAGGATCAGGTTCCTCACACCGTGCTCCATCCGGATGAGCGTGTCCTGGCGCAGCGTCTCTGTGGGACAGTCGGGATCCTTGGCACCGAGGGCCCAGAGTAGCACGAACTGGCGCACGTCGCGCGGGCGCTTCTTGTAGACGATATTGTTCTTCACGCGCACGATCTGCGGCTCCTGATCATTGTCATCCCTGAGGATGGCGAAGCCGTGGAGGCGGAGGAACTGGTGCAGGCAGGTGGCGTCGATCTTGTGGCGGCGCTCGCCCGTCTTCTCGTTCGCCTTCGTGGTCCAGAACTTCGCCTCGACGGCGCGGTCCATCAGGTCGAAGTAGTCGTGCATCGTGGGGAAGTACTGGCACCAGTCGCGGAAGTCCTTCGACGGGCGGCCCCGGTTGTCGCGCATCTCCCGCAGCGTGTCGGGCAGCCAGCAGGTCTTCATCTCCATATACTTCAGGGCCTGCGCGGAGCCGCGTGCGATGCCCGTCGTGTCGAGGTCGGGGATGTTCACCAGTTCGCCGGCATAGCGGATGATGGTCATGTAGTCCTGCTGGTCGAGGCGGGCGGTCTCGCTGTTGAGCCACACGGGGCAGTCGCCGCGCGCCGCCACGCAGAGGGCATCGCGCTCGCCGGAGCAGAGCACGGCGCGGTAGTAGCGCGTCACGCCACGGTCGGCACCGGGTCGGGGGATGTCGCTGAGTTTCTTCGTCTGCCATTTGTCATCCTGCTCGCTCTGCTGCTTGTTCAGCAGTTCGAAGGCCTTGCGCAGTTCCTGCAGACCGTTGATGTAGTTCTGGGGCTTCGCGCCCTCGGGGAAGTACATGAAGCGCCACTTCTTGTCGGGCTCGTAGGGACGGTACACCTTGTAGAAGCGGTCGGGCGCCCCGTCCTTGGGATTGTCGATGAAGCACTCGCGCAGGAAGATGGGGAACGAGTCGTTGGAGTGGAACTCCTTGATGCGGCGGTCCTTCACCTTGCCCAGCCACTCCAGGGCGTGCCAGTGGAGCCGCTCGCAGGTGTCGCGGGTCACCATGGGGCCGAGAATCTTCAGTTCGCGGTCGGTAAACTCGCGGATCTCGTAGTACCACTGGCCCTCCAGTTCGTCCTCACGGGCGGCACGCTCCACGACGCGGGCGAAGTTCTTGTCGGGGGAGAGTTCGTCGCGGATGCCGTACTCCTGGGCGATGGCCAGCACGGCGGCACCGAAGCGCGAGCGGTCCCAGCCGTGGAGGCGCATCCAGGCGTCGATGGCGTTCAGGTCCTCATCGTCGCCTCCGAAGTCGTGGACCACCCAGAGTCCGGCCTTGTTTTTCCTGATGGTGGCCGATGCGGTCTTCTCGGAGAGGCGCATCTTGAACTGTTTCTGTGTGCCCCCGTCGACGCAGGCCTTCGCCTGGGGATAGAGGTCGAGAAGGATGTCGAGGCCCTGCCTGGTCTCGTCCATCACGCGTTGTCTGTCAATCATATCGCTTCATTTCTTTTCTTTACCATCTGCAAAATTACAGATTTACAGGTTCTACTTTAAGGACGGCTATTTTTCATGGGGGGGGGCGAAGGGGAGCGTGCCCTCCTGCCCCTCGTACCGTTCCATGCGGTGGAGCGCATAGCACGCCTGGTTGCGATGGCGGCTGTTGTCGCGGCGGGCACGGATCAGCAGTTCTTCGGTCTTCCAGCGGCTGTGGGGTCTCGAGATGGCCTCGCGCTCGCCCGTCAGCCGGTTGACGGCGGTGACGATGTACTTGGGCTCTTTTATACTGGTAGCCATACTTCATTGATATTATCATGGATGTATTGGTTGAGCGCCTCGTTCCATGGTGCCTTCATTAAATGTTCGTCGAACTGGCCGGCGTCTAACTTTACAAAGAACTCACCCTTGAGACGGTCGAAGGCATGATCCTCCACCTGGAAGAGAATCTTCTTCCCTGTGGCCAGGGCAAAGTGGTACTCTGCCCCGGCACCCTCTGACCGCCTCCAGTCTGCCAGCATGTAGACGGCATCCTTCGTCGACAGCACCATCAGGTCGCGCAGCAGCGCATAGGCATAGAAGTCGGGGAACTTGCCCATCAGCAGCGGGCTCTTTACGTACTGGTCGTTTTCATACTCGCGCATCAGCGTCCGCTGCCAGCGCTCGTCTGTCGGGTTGAACACCTCGTATCCCTTCGCCCTGAGCATCTCCTCGGCCCGGGCGAACTTCCGGCGGGTGGCCTCACTGATCACCTCCTCGCCGATCTTTCCGCTGATATATACTCTCATTCCGGCATCTTGTTTTCGTCTTCGAGACGGTTAATCACTTCCACTATCTCTCTGGATAAAGCATCGACACGGGCGGCCATGTTGTGAAGCCACACCAAACCGTCATAGCCCGTTGCATAGTCCTTTGCCAGCTTGTCGGAAAGGATGTGCATGTCCCATGCCAGGCAGTCGGCACCGCCGGACACCTTAAACAGATAATCATACGTCTCCTGCGATATCTTCTCGCATTTGGGATTCAAGTCTTCAATCAGTTTCTTCATATTGGCATTTCTTGAATTAAAAAATAACCTTTACGTTTGTCTGTACGCTCATAGTCAATCGTGAAGTACTATCATATTATTTATCTCCTTTTCGTTTATACGCCCAGCCCACCAGTCTGCTGAACGGCATGCCTATGCCGCAGAACTTGCCTGGTGCGAAGATGCAGAACTCGCCGTCTTCGTCCACCTCACCGTCGCTCTGGCCGTTATAGGCCTGCAGGTTGTCGAACACAAAGATCGCCGTCCGTTCCCGGTCTATCTCCGACAGGCTCTCTGGCTCTCGCAGCTTGTACTTCTGGCCGTTGGTCAGGGTTATCTTGATATTCTTAATCGCCATGTCGCTTCACCTCTAACGTTGCTATCCAAGGCATGCGCTTGAGCCCCAGTCTCACCCTCGTTGTGTCGGCATTGCATTTCTCCGCACTGTCGATCATCCACTTCACCTGGCCGAAGAACGAATCGTCCATCCGGAGCTTCAGCCACATGGGCAGGCTCAGGTTCCTGGCCTTGCCACGATTTCTCTTGCTTCTCTTCATGGCTTCTTTTTATTCAAACCCCGGGATCGTCAGCTGCTGACCCGCGTTCCTGAAGTCCGCGAGGGTCAAGGCATCTATTTTCTTTAACCTTAGCTCTGCTTCGTTCAGGATCCTCTTGGCGTTGTGGAAGTTTTCTTTGGCAGATGCCACTACCGCCATCTGACGGGAGAATTCTTCTTGCTTGCGCTCGGCAAACCTGCTCCGTATCTCAAAGTGATCGAGCAGCACATTGAAGCATTCCCTCTGGTAGCCCGCAAAATTCTCCCGAACCTCCTCTTTGACGTTCGAGGGGTTGATGGTCATCAGCCATCCCAATACATGACCCAGTGGCAGACAAAGCATCTCGCGCTCTTTTCCATCGGCGGCAACCACCTTGCTCAGCAAGGCGGTTGAACTGAAGATATAATGATCCTTTATCTTCTGGCGCTGCGCCTCTGGATCTACACCCAGAGCCTCACATAGAGGCTTTATGGGGACAATATTGCTACTGCCCACAGTGACAATATCTACACCATTTATTCTCGTAATAAAATTAGCATTCATTGTATCTTATTTTAGTTGTAATTTCTTAATTATAAAGATAAGTCTTCCCGTCCGCTCCAACTGTAACGCTGAGCGTGATAGTTGACCCGAATATTGGATGCTCCTTCAGCTTTGCCTGTTGGCTCTGATAAGCCACGCCCAGGATTTCACACACCGGCTTTACAGCCACTAACTGCTCTCGCTCATCGGCCACCACCTGGAGGCTGATGCCGTTTACAATTGCCACGTTGATCGTACTCATAATTATTTTAGTTTTTAGTGAAAAATATTTCTTGAAAAACATATTCCGACTGTCTGCTTATCCGTACAACATCTTCAGTTTCTCCATCTCGCGCTCCGACAGTTCTATGGTAATCTGCCGATGGCGCATCGTAGGGCGCTTCTGGTGGATGAAGTCCACAATCTGATCGAGCGTCAACTTGAACAAGGGGTCGAGCGGCATCCTCAATGAGCACAAGAACCTGCCGGTCATGGCACCGCCCACGTCGAAGTTCAGCCACTGCATCCCGGAGGACGCTGGGTGTGAAGTACGCTTCATAACCTTTCTCTTTCTTCTTTATATTCCGATTGTTTTATGCCGTTCATCTCCTCCAGCCAAGCCTTCACCTTGTCGCAGTTGGTGGAGCGGCGGCGGAGGCGGCGCCCGTCGATGACAATCTCGGCCACGAACCTCAGGCAGCGCGTCTTCCGGCCGCGCCCCTTGTTGCAGGTCTCTGCGTAGATGGTTCCTCTCATACCGTCAGAACTTCAAGTCCATACTCACGTCCCGACGGTAGTCGAGGTACATCACGTTGGCACTGCTGATGCAGCCCTCCATGTCACTGGGCTGCTCGAAGCGGAAGCCGCGCCCGACGGCATCCCACTTCAGCCATGTCAGACTGCCCATCCGGGCAAATACAGCGGCCACGCCGCCGTTGAGTTGGTAGGAGAACCTGACGATCTCCAGCCCCTGCACTCCCAAGGCCTCGATGGCCTTCTCAAAAACCTCTGTTCCCATATATAATCGTTTTTCAAATCTTCTCGAAAAGGGCAGCCGACGCGCGACCGCCCACAAATCTAACAAAAAAACCTATGACTAAAACAACAGCACATAACTCCTGATATCACAACGCTTCTACATATCTACTCCAGAAACCACCTTACCATTGCAATGAAACCAAAGATCACTATGCCGACTCCGGAACTAAGGCCTTGCGGCTCCCAGACCATTATCGTTCAACACTGGAAAATTGTTCTGTTTCATAATTTGACTCGTTCGCGGCGCTATCGTCCGCGCGACTGCCTTTTCAGCCGCTGATAGTTGTTGTTATACTTCTTGTTTTAGCGTAGTCCCCTCACGGGTTATGTCGTTGAAACACCTTCTGTCCAATCCTGAAAAACAATCTTCTACCTTAGCCGCCAACTACCTAAATCAGAAAAAAAAGCACTATACAATTTTTTTACGCATATACACACAGACGCCGCTGCGTCAACGATTTACCTAATAATTATAACTGTTAAAACCCTACTTCTTGTGCCAGGGGGGGGGATCGAACCCCCGCTCATCCGAGGCCTACGCCTCGCCTCCCCGATTTTCTTTGCAACAGGGGCGGTTCCGACGCTCCTTGCCGGATTGCTCCATTCTATCCGGCTTTCCCTGGCGGGTGCCGGTCTTTCCCGGCTGTCTGTGAGGACCTTGGGACGGTTCTCGATGGGTGACGATGCTGTTCCCCGCCAAGTCATCGGTTTCTCGCCTTGTCCGCTGGCACCAAAATTTCGAGTATATTCATTATTGCCTTATGGCCTTTTGCTATGTCTGCCGCCTGACCTGTCCGTGGTAGTAGGCGGCCAGTTCTGCCGCAGAACGCTTGCCCAGTTTGGCCAGGATATTGCGGCGGTGGTTGTCGACGGTGTGCTTCGAGATCGACAGGCGCTCGGCTATCTCGTGGCTCTGCAGCCCATCGGCTATCAGCGGCAGCAGTTCCAGTTCGCGGGTGGTGAGCCCCGTCGAGAGGGTGGGGCTGCAGATCACACCGTCCCAGCGGCAGTCGCCCGTGCCCATCAGCGGGCACTTCATCTGCTCGAAGTGCAGCAGGCCGTCGCCGTCGATGTCGATCGTCTGGGTGTCGTAGTCGCCCAGATTGCAGCGGATGAAGCGGCTCACCATCTGGAACTCATACCAGGCACGGTTACGCTCCGAGCGGCTGTAGATGTCGCTCAGGGCCTCGAAGGCCTCGGGATAACGGGTGCGGATGAGCGACAGCAGCGCGCCAACCAAGTCGCGATCCTGCTCCGTGAGCTCTCTCACGGCCTCGCCCTGCCGCTTGTACATCACGCACCCGTCGGGCGTCTTGAAGAACTCTATGTTACGCAGATCCTCCATCCCAGGCCCTCCCTACTTTGCATCGGGGAAGAGTTCTCCCTCCGGTATGTTCAACACGCCGCTGATCGTCTTGCGCTCGAGCCTGTTGGGAGTGCCGCGACCGGCAATCCAGTTGTAGATCACCACCTCGCTCTTGCATACGGCTTCGGCAAGCTCCTTGACCTTGCGTCCCCTCTCACTCGTCCTCTCAGATGAAAGACTGTTCATGTAGTCTCTGAATACCATTTTCTAAAACTTTTCGTTAAAAACCTTTGTTCATCAAAATAAAATACTTACCTTTGTATCGGAAATAAACTAATTCGAGTGCAAAGATAGTGTTTTTATTCTGTATAAAAGAGTAATCATTCTTTCTTTAACACTAATTTAACATAATAACAGAGTGTTTACATAACTATGACGGGAAAAGAGTTGCAGACTATCATCATCCGATCGGGAAAGACCCAGAAGGAACTCGCCGAGAAGTTGGGGATGCATCCCACCCAGTGGCGTACCTATTTCGGGCAGGACGACATAAAGTCAGGCATCATAGAGAAGGTGGCCGGACTGCTTGGACTTACTATGGCCGAAATGTACGAGGAAGAGGGAAGTCAGGGCGACTCTCGCCTCATGGAGATGATCCAGTCGCGTGACCGTCAACTGGACAAGAGCCAGGAACAGATCGACAGGCTCATCCGCATCATTGAGAACATGAAACAATAACAGCCGCATGGACGGAAGGAAACTTGAAAAGATACTGCAGCAGACAGGCAAGACGGAGCTCCAGATATCCGAACTGCTCGGGATGGATGCCAGCCGGCTGAGGAAGTTCTTCAGCATGGACGATGTGCCGACGGGGCTTATAGAGAGCCTGTCGGCATCGCTGCATCTCCCCGTCGGATTCTTCTTCGGAACGGAGAATGCGGGGCTCTGCAGCAATATTGTAGTAGACCGGGGGCCGATGGAACTCCCGTTCACGCCGATGGAACTCGACCTGCCCCTGAACGATGGCGAGAAGGTGCGCTATATGGCTGCCGCCATCATCGATGACCATTTGGAACTGGACACCTACCCGATGGAGAGAATGGCCAACTTCGAGTGGCCGGCAGACAAGGAGACCGTTTTCTTCGTCTTCAGGAACGAAAAGGAGTGCTTGATCCGTCATTTCGGCAAGGCCCGCTCCAGTTGCAGCAGTGTGTTGATGGGCGACGCAGGCTTTCATATCGGCATGGAATCCCTCCCCTCATGCAAAATCTGCCTCTATAAGGAGGGCCGCAAAGTGGCCGACGTTCCCGTCTTGGAACTCGACAGGTTCTGCGATGCACTTTACTTTATCTGGGAAGAGTATCGCCAGCGACTGCTTTCCACCACTGTCAAATAAACGCATATTTTTCCATGCTATCCGCAACTCAGACACGGCCACCCCTCCGATGGCCAGCTTATGTATGGACATACATATCGGCGGAAATTCCACTACTTTTCACGGACAAATCCACTTTAAATATTAACTCAGACGCGCATAATCAAGTGATTCCCAACGATTTATCGAATCCTGCCTCCGCAACTTTGGAAGGTAAGAAGCTGCGCTGCAGCCGATTACCTTCTTCGTGTTTCGGGGAAGCCCGACGTGAGACAGACGGAAAATTATCGGATCACATTGGTTGCGCGGCAAACAATGTAAAAAAAATGTTTTCTGCAGCAGAAGAAATCATCAAATTAAAAGAGGTAACGGAATGGACCTACCCCGTGCTACACAGGGGCAGGCAGTGGTATGTGGATTTCCAGGCGTACGACCCGGCAAGGGGGAAGATGCGGCGGAAGAAGTTTCAACTGGACCGCTACAAGACCCGCAAGGCCAAGGTGGCCATGGGGATGGAACTGATCGCGGCACTGGTACAGAAACTGAAGGCGGGCTGGAACCCGTGGGTGAACGCCGGGAAGACCCGACAGTTCACACCGTGGGAGCACGTGATGGAGCGCTACAGGCAGTATCTGGAGACGGCCGTGGGCAAGGGGCAGCTGAAGGCGAAGACTGCCTATGACTACAAGTCGCGCCTGAAGGGGCTGGAGCAGTACCAGGAGGAGACGGGCAACCGGATAGGGCAGGTGAGCCAGTTCTGTCACGAGTGGGTGGCCGACTACCTGGACTACCTTATATATGACAAGGACGTGAGCGCACGCACGCGTAACAACCACCGCACCTGGCTCTCGACGCTCGGGGCGTGGCTCGTGGAGCGGCGCTACATGACGGCGAACCCCGTGGAGGATATCCGCATGCTCAGGGAGGAGGATAAGAAGCGCGACCCGCTGTCGGCACGCCAGTTGAAGCAGCTGAAGGAGTACCTGGAGAAGGAGAACCCGAGGTTCCTGCTGTGCTGCATGATGGTGTATTACGCCAACATCCGTCCGGAGGAACTGCGTAACATCAGGCTGGGCGACATCTCCATCGAGCACCAGACGGTGACGGTGAGGGCGGAGATATCGAAGAACCGGCGGACGCAGACCGTGGGACTGCACGACGAGGTGGTGCGCCTGATGATTGCCCTGAAGACCTTCGACGGCACGACGAACCAGGACTATCTCTTCGGCGACGACCTGAGGCCAGGCCGGCAGCAGGCCTACATCAACCGCTTCCGGCTGGAGTGGAAGAAGGTGCGCCAGGCGCTCCACTGGGAAGACCGCTTCCAGTTCTACTCGCTGAAGGACTCCGGCATCCGCGACGGCATCAACGCGATGGGGCTGGTGACGGCCCGCGACCAGGCACGCCACTCGGACGTGGCCGTGACCAATCTCTATGCCAAGCGGGCCAAGGAACCCGAGGAACAGACGAAGCACTGGGGCGGGGAACTGTAGCCAGTTCTTTCCAGAGTTGCAAGGATTTGAAAGAAAAAGAGAACCGCACGGGCCTCGCGGACGGTGCGGCTACAGAGGGAAAATAGAATGTAAAAAAATGTATGTCGGCGGATCTTTAGAACATGTGGCCTTCGATACTCATAGGCTCAGTTCGTTTGGATCTTATGAATCACTGATCGTGGCGGTGTTTAGGGTTGCTGGTCAGATCCTTTGCGGGCAAGGGCGAATTTCTCGCATTCGATGGAAACGCGGAGGTCGCAGATGGTCTGCAGGTGATTCCTCAGGATATTGAGCGCACGGAGGATGGACAGGGTGTCGCGCTCGCTGAAGTGGTCTCCCTCGTCGAGGAGGTACTGCATGGCGTAGCCGACGGTGTCGATCGTCGGGCGGAGCTGGTCGATGGCGGTGAATTCGCCGATCTTCTCCGTGAGAGTCTTGTTGAGATTGTCTATTGTAGCCATAACGGTCAGTCTTGAATGATTGATGCGAGAAACATGATGGCGAAAGCGAAAGCGACACAGAGAGAGGCCTGGAGGGCGAGGACGATCGTGGGGAGGAGGGCTGCCGCCATGGAGCGGACGGCCTTGAGCTGCCGTGCGGCATAGTTGCTCACATTGCTGCACACCTGCCTGAGGGCGGCGGCGTAGTCGGGCTGCTGGAGAGCCCAGCCGGGAGATAGTTCATTCGTTGTCATAGTCAATTACTTTTTTTAATGCGTTAATAACTCTTTTTCTGCCGACCCTGTCCTCCGGGGAAAAGGGAAGGCGGCTGTCAGTCCCCGTTGTCGTCAGATGAAGTACGTCCTGAGTCGAGCGTAATTTCTGCGGAAACCTCCAGCCGCCATACTGAGAGTTATATGGGCATTAAAAAAGCCCCTCTGTGGTTGATGGGCGATTGACTGGTGCCCGAGCCAGGATGAGTATTTCATCTAACGACGCTGCAAAGATACGACGTTTCTGGTTAATATACAAAAAAAAAACGTTAAACAACCTTAAAGTAAACGTTTTCGTTCGAAAAGGTTTGCTTCAGAGCCGAAGCACATTATTTATATATACGCGCGAGGGGAGCGGGAAACAAAATGCAGCGATCCTCACGGA